TCAAGCAACTCTATCCTGATTATGACCCTTCGCCCGGAATAAAGGGCTACATCCGCCAGCGACTTGCTGCCAGAAGGTAAACACATGATGAACCCCGTACGCAGTCTGATGTCCGATCCCGAGGGTAAAAGCACTCCTATCGGAACCGAACTCGCTGAAAAAGTAAAGATGCGCCGAGAGGCAGACAAGGCTATGGCCCCGACTTCTGCCGCTGAGCCCGCGAAGGTGTCCACGCCCATGAAATCCTCGCCCGTAGATTTGGTTAATCCGGGCAATAAGGGAACGACCGGACGTGAAGCTCTTGACAAGATGAATTCGAAATACCCCGATCTCCCGAAGATGCACACGGGCGGAACAGTCCCTAAGACGGGGCCGTATGTAATGAAACAAGGTGAGCATGTACTCACACCCGAAAAGCATGGGAAGCTGAAGGCCGCGATGGGCCTCGCGATGGACGCTCTTTCTCAGGAGCCCGATGAGGACGACATGCCGCAGGAGCCCGCTAAGGTGGGCAAGGACATGACTATTCGTCGGCTGCACGACCAGTCGTTCCACATGAAACATCGTCACGAACCGCCGCATGACATGCCGGAGCACGATGAGGAGTATTCCGCACCTGACCTGAAGGGACTGCACGGTCATATCGACGCTATGTGGGGAAAGAAGTAAGTACGGAAAACGAATAGGAGAAAAGACTATGCATTATCTCATTGGAGCAGTTCTCGGATATCTTGCGGGTATCCTGACACCCGGAGTTATTAATCGCCTTCGCAACACGGCCAAGAAGGACGTGACGCTAGTTGAAGGTGAAGTGAAAGCGGCTCAGGCCGACATTAAGGCAGAAGCGAAGAAACTGTAGTCTGTGGAGAAACTGACCGAAGCCCGTAAAGATGATCTAGCTGCTCTCTGGACAAAATACCGACAGGTAGTTCTAGACCAGTACGGATACGATCTCATTAAGGATGGGCTCACCCTTCGGTACAGATGTCAGACGGACGGCTTCTGGTTTGCTCGCGAGGTTCTCGGGTATCGGTATTTTGCTGACTGCCACAAGGAACTCTTCTCGTCGCCCGATCAGCCAAATAACTTTTTTGTCCTCAAAGACCCTTCGGCCAAGAGCTTCAAAGACTTCGCTGAAGCAGATAAAGAGTTGCATGATCGCCTCTTGTTTCTTTCCCGAGGCGGATTCAAATCGACTGCCGATATAGTCGATACGATCCAATATGTAATTTGCTGGCCCTCGATCCGCGTGAATATTATGACGGGCACCGTTGACCTCGCCGCCGAGTTCACAGGTATCATCAAAGGGCACTTCAAGCTGAACGAAGAAGGAAGCCCGAGATATTTTGACGAGGGCGATCTAACGGGCAAGGTTCGTCTGCTGCAAATCCTTTTCCCCGAGCATTGCGAGACCAAACCGGGTGAAAAGCCAATGTGGGTCACGCCCGCCCGCACCACGGACGTTGCAGGCCCGACAATTCGTGCCACGTCACTCGGAAAGAACACGACTGGTACGCACTGCGACGTTCTCAAGATTGACGACGGAACAACCGCAGACAATACTCAGAACATCGAGCGCATAGCGGGCGTCAACCGTGAAATCAGCATGGCCCGTAAGCTGGTCGAGCCGTACGGCTACAAGGATCGAATCGGCACTCCATACCACCTGAACGACAACTTGACTGCAACAGTCAAGGATGAGGAACTTAGATTCAGGAACGGGAAGCCGCCGCTGGTCAAGGTGCTCGCGCACCCGGTCGGCGTAGTTAAGCCGGGTTTCGAAGACCTGACTCCCGACTTGCTCGAAAACCACATGATCGACCTGTGGTTCCCCGAGCGACTGACTTTAGAGGTCATCAAGCGGGAATACGCGGAAGCGCAGAAGACCAACGACACTGCGACCTTCTACAGCCAATACTTCCTAGACCTGAACAAGTCTTTCGAAACGAAGTTCAGGCGCGAGCTAATGGTTGCCCGCACAGTTGATACTCTGCCTCAACAGGGAATCACTTTCGAGGCTTGGGATTTAGCGTACTCCGAGAAGTCAAATGCGAAGTATACCGTAGGCATGGCGGGCTTGTTTACCATGCAGGGTATCTACATCATTGACATGGTTCGCGGGCGATTCAGCGAGTACGAACTTCCCGGAGTCATGGCTAGTTTCGCGCATAAGTGGAAACCCCGAAGAGTAGCGGTTGAAGACTCGATGGGTGCCCGCTGGCTGAACGCCGAGATTCGACGCGAGCAAGAGAAACTCCGGATTCACGTACCGTTCGAGTTCGTTTCAATCGGAAAAGGTTCGAAGCAGAACTCCAAGGAAGTCCGGGCGAAGCCCGCAGCAAGATTGCTCGGAGACGGGCGACTATACTTCTGGAAAGCAATGTCCGGCCTCGAAGAACTCTACAACGAGTTAGAGGCGTTTCCGAAGGGTGTGTATACGGATATCGTATGTAGCCTGTCGTTGCTAGTCAACCACTTCTCTGCTTTTGCGGATACGTCGCCCGTGGCTCCTCCGAGCGTAACCGACAGTATGGAGCGGACTCGCTTAAATCAAATATACGGGCTTGGGAAATTCGCCCCGCAAGTTCAGGATTCCACAATAATTTCCAATTCAGGCGGGGTTCAGGAATTCGACCGAGACCCGCTGGCCGAATCCGGCCTCTTCTCGTAGTTGTCAAACTGACAAGGATATAGATGGCGCTTCTAGAAAAAGACGGTAACCCGAACGCAGTTCTCCACGCTTCTGATTTTACAAGCGCGGGAGAAACTAAATCGCTTGCTACGGATTTAGCCCTTGTTGTCGGGTGCGCTACCACTGATGAGGCGTGGGTTTCGAGTAAGCGATGGAATTTGTTATGGTCTGAGGCGGATTTGCTTTTTCAAGCGCCCCGCCCGGTGACTACGTTCGAGGGGTCGTACATACTCGAACCAAACGTCCAGCGGTTCACTATCGCGAAAGTTGTTAATTCGGTTGTGCCTCAGCTTGTAAAAGGTCTTTTCTATCAAGACCCGCCGATGGTTCTTCGCCCGCGCAAAGGAACTTCTGAGAAGACGGTTGAAGAGAAAACCACAGTCATGTCTGTCATGCTTGATGCCTGCGACTTCAAAAGCGAAGTCAAGTGGGGCATGGAGCAGCTAGCCCATTTAGGAACGGGTATCTGGAAATGGGGCGTTCATCGAGTAGAGAAGCAAGTTCCGAGGAGAATTGTAGACAAGGTTAAGACTGTTGATTCGGCAGGTGGTTCGGAAACCGTACACTCGGATGCACCCCCAAAGATCGAATACACCAAGAAGGTTCATTACTATCCTTTCTTCGAATCTCGGCCTATTGGCAATGTTCTTATTGACGCATCGACACCCGTAGGCGATATCCGTCGTTCCGGGCACGCGATTGATGTCTATTATGCCGATTTCTACGCTCTCCGCGATTTGAAGAATGCAAACGTCGGTCAGGACGGCAAACCGTTGCCCGGATGGACGTGGGACGAGTATTGGTCTGACGAGAAATTAAAGGAATTGTGGGCCCCGCCTGTTGAGGCTTTTGAAACTCCAGCGTTGTTAAGAAGCGACCAGACTAACACCACCGTTGGAGTTGTTCATCACGCGGAGCAACCGACTGCTGTCACGAGCGCCGATCCTCTGGCAAAGAAGATGGAAGTCCTAGAGTATTGGGATAAGAAGCGTAAGATCATCGTCATCAATCGCCGGAAAGTCATCTTCTCGGGACCAAACGAATTCGAAAGACTCCCATTCTTGTCGGCCAATTGGTGGAATCGCCCGAAGGCTTTATACGGAATGGGCATTGGTCTCACAGTTGGGCAGAACCAGCGCGTTGACCAAGGTGCAATTAACTCGATCCTGAAGATTCTTAGCTTCGGCGTAAATCCGGTTTACCTCCGGGCAAGAGATTCTAACTCCCCGACGCAGATGATCCGCACGAGCATCGGAAAGATTATTTCAGTCGATGGCGAGCCAGAGAAGGCTTATAAATTGCTCGAACAGCCCCGCGTTCCTGCGGACGTTTGGGCGGCGTTGGAGAATTCTGAAGCTAACACTGAATCCACGACGGGTGCAGACCAGACTCTTGTTCAGGGTTCTTCTGCTGGCCCGAGGGCGGGCATCGGTAGAAGTGCTACTGGCGCGGGTGCAATGGCTCAAGCGTCGGCTACGAGGCTCGACGGGCCCCTAGACAATTTTCTCAATCAAGTTTTCGTCCCGTTCCTATATATCCTCGATGAGTTGATTTTCAAGTATGTCTCTGATGCACAAATATCCGACATTTTGGGAGAAGAGTTAGGTAAAGATTATCTCCAAGAAATTGACATGCAGGAGTACCACGACGGCAAGGTAACCTTCGAGGTTCTTGCCGGGTCCGCGATGTCCGCTCGCCGGACAATGACTCAGGCACTCACTTTGCTCACGCAGTTCATGCAGAACCCCGAGTTCAACGAATACTTGGCTGACATGGGTAAGTACATAGATTGGGAAGTTATCTTCCAAATGTATTTCGAGGCTAGTGAGTGGAAGAACTCGCAAGACGTGATTAAACCTCTGACACCCGAAATGGAAAAGAGACGGGCCGCTAAACTGCAACAGCAGCAACAGGGTCCGATGCAGACGCAAATGGCTTTGAATAACCAAAAGGCGGATGCCAAGTCCAAATTGGAAGAACAGCGTTCGGCGGATCGTATCAAGAACGATGTTGTGCGGTTCGCTGTTGAACACTCTGTCCGTGACGAAGCAACTGAGGGGCTAGCAGGAAACGCGGGCTTCGGAGACGTTGAATAATGGCGGGCGAGCAGAGCGGTAAGGACGGAACCAAAGCCTCCGGTTTCGTGCATAGCTCGGAAAACCGCGCCCCGCGCCAGTGTGGGAATTGTATCTTCTTTTGTGAATCTGGAAAGTGTAATAACCGTTCAGTTATCGAAGACCCAGAGGTTCCTAAGAACGCTGACGGAACTGCGAAAGTAGATGCCGACGACTGCTCAGATCACTTCATGTCTCGCGGGAACGCAATTATCTACGCCCTGCGTCATGGGGAGACGGCCAATAATAAACAGAAGAAATTCCGAGGGTGGATCGACGTTCCGCTGAACGAAACAGGAAAGAGTGAGGCTAAAGAAGCCCGCGAATTCTTGGCTGATAAAGGTATCAAACGGGTGTTCGCTTCTGATCTCGGGCGTGCGGGCGAGACTGCTAAATTAGCTCTGCCGAGTATCAAAGCCGAGAAAGACCCCTTGATGCGTCCGTGGGATGTGGGCGTGTTCTCGGGCAAAGACCGTGAAGATACGCAAGACGACTTCAACCACTACATTGACAATCCCGATGTACGGATTCCGGACGGCGAGAGTCTGAAAGAGTTCGCAACCCGGATGAACAAGGTCTTCAAACGATACGTAAAAGAAGGACAAGAAGACGGGCCGATCCTTCTGGTGTGGCACTCAAGCAACTGCATTCAGCTTGAGAAACAAGTTGAGGGAGAAGATGAACTCGGACGCCCGGAAGACGTAGACCGCGTATTACCCGGAGGCGTTATGGCCGTGCTGGACGAGGGCGACGGGAAGTTCAAAGTAGAGATTGTGTTCGGGGATAGTCCAGAGCAGCAAGCAGATTACGGTAGCTAAGACACTATGGAAAAAGCGGCATTCAAACCTCAAGACACTGAAATACAGCAACTCATGCAGATCGTATCGTTGCCCGGATACCAAGTGCTTCAACGGGTGATGATGGCAGAAGTAGACGGCTTCCAGATCGACATGATGAACGTTGATCCGACCAAGCCTAACTATGACGTTGAAGTCCGGGCAAAACATAGCATCGCTCTAGCTGCGGGCATGTTCTACCAGAGATTGCAGGAACGAGTTGCGGGTTACGCCAATCGCCTGAAAGAGAAAGACGGGCCTCCGATTCTTCCAGACCCAACCGAAGAGGTATTCGGGTGAGTTCGGAAACCGAACAAGAATGGAAAGGCTGGCCTCATTGGATAGAGCAAGAACTAGCTAAGACGCCCGACGACGACGTTCTGCTCGCAATGAAGGCGATGATGGAATACCGAATCGAACCGGATTTCTCACTAGACAAAGATCAGATTCGCAGAAAAAGACACTAACTACTAACCCTAGGAAAAGACAAATGTCAGAAACACCAGTTGTCCAAGAAACTACAGTTACGCCCGAGCCTCCTAAAGAGTTCGTTTTCAAATATCAGCCTGTTGATCCGGCTAACGGACAAGCCATTGGCGGCGAGCAAGTCGTTAAATACGACGGCACGCCCGAAGACCTCGGGAAGAAAATGGGGGAGAATAATTCCCGCCTGATAGTGTTGAACCGCTCCTTGAACAAGAAAGTGCGCCTCAGTTCTTCGTTCAAAGACGAGATTCCACCCGAGGCGCAACGTTTTGATCCAAGCAAGTACGAACTGAAGCCCGAACCCTTGACTGCTGAGGAAAAGATTCAACTCGCGCAGGACATGACCGATCCAGAGAAGATGGATGCTGTAGCCGACAGGCTTGTGCGGGCAAGAATCGGCGATCCTGAGATTCTACGAACACGGCTAGCTCGTGTCGAGCAGCGTATGGACCGCTCGAACGTTGATGCTGAAGCGCGTGCGTTCCTCCGTCTTCGCCCGGATTACTATCCGCTTCAGGCGAACCTAGAAACCTTGGCCGCGTGGATTGAGAAGAACCAACTCGACCCGATCAAGGAAAACTTTGTTCTGGCATACGACACCTTGAAAGACGTGCTTGAGCCGCGTCCGGCTGCTCCGGTTTCCGTACAGCCTCCTCCGGCCCCCGTCGTTGAGACGCCCGTACAACCTGCGACTCCCGCGACCATAAGACCTGTTAGTTCCGGGCTTACCCGCAGCGTAGCGTCAGACAGTGGCCCGGTAGCGAATCCGGGTGACGAGATTGTCTGGGGCAACTTCAAGGGCTATGAGGCTCTGGAGCGTATGCCCGGAGATGAATACAAGAAAAAGCTTCTTCACGAAAAGGGATTCAAAGAGAAGGTTCAGGCTTTGGATAACGCTCGTCAGCAGAAGAGGGCGCAGTAATGGCTTACACAGCTTCTCCCGGCAATATCATGTTGGGTTTGGGAATTTACATTGCCCGTAGTTCCGGCCCCTCCGTATCGGACCCTGCGGCATTGTTTACTAATCGCTGGACTGTTGTAGTTCAGTTTGGCCCGTGGATTTGGCGAAAGATGTTCTAATGATTCGCCTGTTCGAAGCCCGAGACTTTCAGGATGTCTTTTTCCTGAATGAAATTTGCTATGAAAACCCGTGTACGGAAACCGAACTACGGGAGAAGTTATCTTCGGGCAAGGCTTGGGTTGAAGAACCTGATCCGGCTGTACAGGCAGTGATAGGCGCAGTGATAATTGTTCCCCACGAGGGAACGAATCTGATTTGGAGTATCACTGTTGCTCCTACGTTCCGAAAGAGGGGGATCGCTTGGAACCTACTCTCGGAAGCTGAGAACAACTTCCCGGAGCTTTGGCTACACACCGATCCTTCGGGGCCCGCAATCGGCCTGTACCTCCGTCGTGGATACAAAGTAGTTCAAGAAGAACCGAACTTTTACGGACCTTCGAGGCCCGGAGTTCTGATGGTGAAAGTAAAATGAGTTGGACATACGAGCAGAAGACAGGCAAGTTGAGTCACAACGGAACCTTCGTTGCTACGGGCTATGCCGGGGGAAATTGTGGCCTCAACCCCGAGGGCAAGAATTCTCCTGAGCACCAATCCGTTCCCAAGATCGGCCCGCTTCCACAAGGCAAGTACAAGTTCGGAACGCCCGTACCGCAATCTCATCTCGGGCCGTTCGCGATTCCTTTGATTCCAGACGGCAGCAATCAGATGTTCGGACGCTCGTCATTCTACATGCACGGAGATACAACTCCTCCGGGCAATGCTAGCGAGGGTTGTATCATCATGCCGCGCAACGTACGTAACCAAGCGTCGGCTTCGCCCGACAACGATTTAGAAGTAGTTTCAGGAGAGTAGTCCGGAAACCGTACGCATTTTGAGTACAAACGTACTCTTTTTGCGTACATCTTGAGGTCGCAAATTGCGACTAGAGCGTGGAACCCGTTGAGGGCTTAAGGGCGGCACGTACAAAAACCGCCCAACAATTTTAGTAACAAGTTTAAGTTGTGTGGGCGAGCGGCTAAAGCCTGACCCATACCTATAAAGCGGAGAGAGCAAAAAGACGGGGGTATGGCCCGAGTCTCTCGTTCGCACGAAGGTTCGAAACCTTCCGCAACTTAAAGTTCACGGGCCGAAGAAGGAACTGCATCAATCTTCGGAGCAATCTATCTGTCAAGCCTATTGGATCAATTCCGCCCTGCATGGGGATTTACACGCCTCTAGGTAGCCCGTACAATTTTAGTAACAAGTTTGAAGCGTGAGCGAGGAATGATCCCCTCCGCGCTGTCTATAAAGTAGCCGCTCGAAAGAGAGACGCGGGATGACCAAGACCTTCCCGCCCTGCCCACCGCGAAAGCGACACGGATCATTGGGACAGATAGGCGAGGGCAATATCACGCTTCTTTACTAACGGAGTCGAAGTCCCGGAAAAAGACGCGGCAACCTCACATTAGCCCGTCAAAGGTCCAGTAACCCGATTGTGAAACGGGCAGGATCAACTTCTTCAATTTTGACGTAAGGGCCGGATTGCCCGTAACGTCCCCAAACCGTGCGTGAGGGAATATTTCGAGATTCTCTACCTCGAAGCCCGCAAATCTATCGGATTATAGATTGCCCGCGAGCGCACAAGAGCAGCTTAGGCTGAACTTAGACTTAACAGGTGACTACCTATGGGCTTTAGCCCAGCATCAAATAACCAGTCAAACCTGCCTCAGTCCACGGTTCGTTACTACGACAAAAAGTTCCGTTTGTAAATCTCGCGGAATTGTAGGCCAAGCTGAAATACCTGATTTGGAGAACCTGAAGGCTTAATTTGGGCCTTTAGAGCAGGTAGAAATAAAACTCGGCTATATCGGTGAACCTCTGATTTGTCAACCTGACAATCATTGTGATATAATCAGACAATACCGAGGAAAGACGTTTTGAAAGAAACCAAATTTGCTTATGTGGCCGGACTCATTGACGCTGACGGAAGTTTTTCAATCAGCCGATCCGAATCCAAAGAAGGCTACATTCACTACGACCCTCTGATAAGGATTCGATCCAAACATTTGCCGACCATGCGATGGCTGGTTGACACGTTTGGTGGCTATCACCGCCCACAAATTTTAGATGGTGAAATCTACTATCAGTGGAAATTTAGTAGCGACACACAAGCTTCGCGGTTTCTGGAGAAGATTATTCCGTATGTATGGATCAAACAGCAGCAAGGTTTGGTGCTGAAAGAATACTACGGGCTACAAGGCGTTCAAAATAAACCTTTGCGACAGTCCTTGTACGAGAAAATAATAACTCTAAACCAGAACGAATCCGTCACGACTAATACGCCGAGATTGCCGTTTTCCGGAAAGATTCTACCCGCGTACCTCGCGGGGGTTTTCGACGGAGAAGGCAGCGCATACGTTATACGAGTGAAACAAACCTATAGTAGTGGGTTTTACTACAGGGCTTCGATTTCTCTAGGCATGTCTTATAAGCCCCTGATTATGGAGCTACAAAGACTGTATGGAGGAGCGTGGCGACAACGACCCCCGCATCGCGGGAAGTTGCCGATGTACCAGTGGGACGTACAAGACAACAAGAGCAAAGAAATCTTCTCGTTGTCCGTACTTCCATATCTGGTAACGAAGCGAGAGCAAGTCAATATTGCACTCAATTTCGCTCGTATGAACGGAAAACCCGATCCCGAAAAAAGGATCGCAATGTGGAAACGCTGCTGCGCTTTGAACGGCAATATGATAGAGCCTGAACTCGCGGGTGACCGCGAGAGCGCCTCGTTGGTGACAACTACGGCCTAAACACTCCTGCAAACCCCCTTCGTCGCGTGCTCCGAGCGTCTCGACCTCCCGATGAAGAGTGGTAACCAGTACAACCTCTACATGTACGTCCCGCTCGCAGCGAATACTGCTCAGACCACCGAGGGTACTGTGGGCAGCGGCGTCACGGTTAGCGTTCTGAATACTTCGGCTACGATTGGCGAGTACGCAGACTATGCTAACTTCTCCAGCCTTTCGCTCGCGACCGCAATCGACAACACTGTTGAGAACGTCGCCCGTGAAATGGCCTACCGTTTGGGCGAGTCATTGTCCGCTCTGGTCCGTGCAACTGCGGACGGCGCGAACAGCGTTGATAGCTCGGTACTGACGAAGCTCGCTGCTACGTCAACCACCAGCTTCACGACTCTCTCCCTGACCTACATCCGAAACGCTGTCCAGTCTTTGGCTGGTCGCTCGGTTCGCCCGTTCGATGATGCTAGCAAGAACTTCGCTGGCGTTATCCATTAACAGTAGGGTGGATATAAAACTTGACTATATCGGTGGATATCTGTTATAATTTGTCAATCTGACAGACAATACCGAGGTAAGGTCCAATGTTCCAAATAAGCAAGACAAAGTGCTCGTATCTGGGCGGCTTGGTTGATGGTGAAGGCAATATCTGCATCTGGCGCACCGAAGCCCGTGCGCATGATTATAAAGTTTCAGGAAGAGTTTATCCTTCGTTTAATCTGAGACTGCATATTGCAAACACCAACGTAACTCTCATGAAATGGTTAGTCTCGAACTTCGGTGGTGTGTACCACATGAAGAAGGAAGCCACGGATCGGCACGCAGCCGCTTACGAATGGCGGCCTAAAGGCGAGGGAAACACGAAGCGTACTTTGCTCGCAATTTTACCGTACTTGGTAATCAAGCGAGAACAAGCGATTCTGGCCCTCAAATATATCGAGCTACCGCAGCAGGCTCCCGAAGCCCGTGAAGCGATCTACCAACGCATGAGACAACTAAACCAAAAAGGACCAAAAACCGTAACGACTAATACGTCAAGCTCTTTGCTACTTCCTGAGATTCCGGAAACCGTATGGGAAGCCCTCAGGGAACATGAAGAGAAGATAGAGTCTGAACTCGGCAGTGATGCCGAGAGCGCCCCCGTAGTGATGCGGGGCTCGGGTACGGCTCAATCAGTTGAGCAACAACTTCAGCAAGCAGGACAGAGAATAGTCAACGCTTTGCTGGACGCCCGTTAAGCCTAAACACAATTACCTTTCGCCCTTGGCGACGTTCTGGCGGACAACTCGAACGACTCTCCCATCGACATCCTGAAGCGGACCCCGCAGGGTTACGCCCGTCTTGACGAAATCATCTCGACGGACCTGACCGAAGTCATCGAAATCCCGACTTCCGGCGTCAGCTTCTTCCAGTCAAACCTCGTCACCACGTCCTCGAACTACAATCCGGGAACTGGCGCTGTTACTGGTTTGACCGCTCTGCGTACCTATCAAGCCACAGCTTAGGTAGCTTTCACGGGCGACCGTGATTGAAAAACAAGGCTAATTCGGTGAACATCCGGTTTCCGGACAATACCGAGCGAAGCCCGCAAGTTATCGCGGGAACGTGTAGAGACTATAGACCTTGCTTCCCTCGTGGAAGATGAGATAGTCCGCTCTCATGGGTAACTATGAGAGGTTGGCAGAAATGACCAACCTCAACAACGCAAGTTGTTGATAACAAAAGGATTTTCGGTCGCGACGGCATCTTCAGCATAAACCTTGGCGCACAAGGCGACACAGGTTATGGAGATGGCGAATGGCGGAACATCCGATGCAACATCGTACAGAATGCCGAGCCTTCGGTCGCTGATCCTAGCGGCTTGATCCCCGGCTGGACTTCCTTAACAAACTAGGGGCACCGTACGGATAACGTACGAATGCGAATTTCCTCTGATTAAGCTGAACCCTGAAACGGGAACAGACTGCAAGCAGCGAAAGCGGGCAGCAGTAGAGACTGAGCGAGGAAATGCCCGGACACGGGCAATGCGACAGTCCGATCTTGTGGGAATCAAACCACAAGCTAACACCTTGATAGAGTCCACTTTACGACGAGCCTCGGGCCCGATACTACCATTCGTATCCGCGAGATCGACGCAGCGTCGGCAATCAGCTAGTTTGTCCGTTTGACAAACTTTGTGGTATAATCTAATTAGGTAGGGTAATTCCTGCCTATTGAATTCGAGAGGGCGGGTGCCTTCATCACTCGCCCCCTTGATTCCCTATGAAGGAGGGAATGTGGTCGAAGTAAAAATAGGAGATGTATACGGGCGCTTAACTGTTGTTGCCCGAGAAGAAAACGACGACAGACAGTTAACGCGGTGGACGTGCCGATGTAGTTGCGATGGCAAGTTGGTAGTCAAACACGGCTTTGCTCTCCGAAGAAAAGTTAAGCCGACCAGAAGTTGTGGGTGTCTCCGGGCATACACAGCGATTTTGAACAACCACAAGAAACCGGGTCATCGCGCAATACATACTCCTGAGTATTGGGCATTCAAGGCGGCGTTCGGTCGCTGCACTAATAAGAACAACAGAAGTTACCCGCACTACGGCGGGCGGGGGATTGAGTTTCGATTCGCCTGTTTTGAAGATTTTCTTAGAGACGTAGGCTATCGTCCGTCTCCGAAACACTCCCTAGACAGAATTGATAATAACGGGCATTACGAAGCGGGCAATATGCGGTGGGCTACAAAAGCAGAGCAGGCCAAGAACAGACGCCGCCCTTTTGATCCGGACCGTATACAGGATGATTTGAATAGACTTCTTGTAGATTATGCTTTGGTGGCTTCAGCACAACTTGTCAACTTGACAAACGCCGTGCAATAGTGTAGAGTATTGAATTGATTGGATTTACGGGCGAACCTGCCCGCGAGTTTCGTTGTGGCGGAATAGACGAGGTAGCCGAAATCCTTGCCCGATAATGATTCTAGATTCACTGGTGGGCGAGTTCTGAGTAAGCTGCGGCTAGTAGACGCTAGACCTAGACGGGCGGAGACGATGGGGAGCGCAAGCGATTCCATTACCCCGTATTGAGCAGGTCAAGTCCCGAACGGTGCTCATGCAGGGACATCCAAGGTGGCAGTCGGAAATCCTTGGCAACGAATAAATGGGCGAGGTTCGAAACTCGCAATGACTGTAAGCCTTCTGGTGGCCCTGTCGAGCTAAAAACTCGGTAAGTCAGTCTGGCAGCCCGGAACAGACGGGCAACTTTCCTAATGAACTTCTCCAACTACTTTCGATGGGACATCATCGCAATGTCCGTGGCTCTCGCGGTGGTGTTCGCGTTTGAGATGGCGGGCGTGTTTGGAAAGCACTACGTTACAATCACAGCGATTGTACGGGCAACGATTCCTATCTGGTTGCGGGCGATGATCCTTGGCTGGCTCGCGTGGCATTTTATGATCGACCAACCCAAGTAGTACGGTTTCCGTATGACCTTTGACGATTGGGCTGAAAGCCTGAACCTCCGGGCGAACACCTTCGAATACTTCCCGCCCGCGCCTGATGTTCGAAAGGCTTGGCGGTGTACTGGTCCTTGCGGGCAACTGATGTACGGGCTGGTACGTATTAAACACTGGAATTACCCATCAGCGATTGTTCCTGCGGGCTTTTACTTGTCCGAAGATTACCCGAGAGTCTGTAACGTCTGTTGGGAGATGTACAGTTCGATTTCCGACCGATCCTATTGGGTTGCTGCACGGGCGACCGATAGCAGAAATACAAACGCCTGAAGAACGAAGGCGATTATCTTGGCTGAGATCAAAGAGAACTTCTTCCGGGCGAAGCCCGAACCAGTGACAATACCTTTGATTCAGTGGATGAACGATCCGATCTACCGGGCTCATTTCGGGATGTGGTGCCACCAGAATTTCGACTCGCTCGTAGATGAATACAAAGCTAACGGGCGTTTCCTTTCCGTACAAGAGATCGACAACAATCCTATCGAGTATTCAGACTTATCTTAATAGCGTTTCAGCAATGAACGAAAACAACGCTATCCTTTAATTTCAAGCGACGGGCGACGGGCGGGAGCGCACCATTGGATTATGGCCCAAGCGAAGCTCCGAACTTGCCCGCTGAGTCATTCTCAGCACACCGCGCCCGCCTGCGGATCAATGAGGCGGAAAGAGTTGTCTTAGCGGGCGACTCTACGCCATTGCGATGTGAGTCGGCAGACAATATCATCGCGGCCCTCGCAGGATCGCCCAATCCGCTTTCCGTACAACGAGTATACCGCTGCCCGGACGAGGGCTTCTTAATTTCACGATAAGGACGCTATGAGCAGATGGTTTGATACGTACCACGAGGATACGGTCGGCAAAGATTCCGCCGCGATGGAAGCGGCAATGGAAGAGTACAGTCTTCGCCGCCACGAAAATAGCTCTGACCAAAACCGCGAGGAACTTGCCCGTTGGCAAGAAGAGAACTACGAGATGGTCTCGGAGTATCGGTTCCTCGATCCGAAAGAGTACAAAGATATCAAACCGCGTATCGGGCGAATTATCGGATACGACGAGTTCATAAACATACTTCGGCAGGATTGCGGGCTTACGTGCTTCTATCGGGAGATGGGGCACCCGCAAAAGCTAGCTCTATGGGTTAAGAAGGATTCCATCAGCCCAAACGCCGAGTGTGCTTGCTGGATTCAAAGACCTTTTATGATTGAGTACGAAGTACCGTCCTTCGACGCAAAAGACCTTCCTACGGGCACCCGTTTTAGGGGTTGGCGAACTTGTCTCCTTCAGATGCGACTCAAAGAAATGATTTCCGAAGAACGGATTAACAAAGTTTTTGGGCAAGCAACCGGACCCGCGTCAGCCCGATATTTACGCACAATGAAATCACTCAGAAATAACTACGGACTCGTATGAACATCCAGTACCAAACAGCGGACAGCAGGCTCGCGGCATTTTTGCAGGTACGCGGAGTCCCGCTGTTCGGAACCGAAACCCGATATCAAGGCGAAGAAGATCGCGTGCATCTTCTCTTTGAAGTTGACGACAAACGAATCGCCGAATTGAAACGTGAATTCTTTGAGGGAGCTTCGGCCCCGGCCTTAGAGTTACTCAATGCGCATAAGGCCACAATGCACACGATCCGTCAAGCGAGAGAACTCGCCCGCGAGCAACACTAGTCCGGTTTCCGTACGACAACGACCCTCGCCCGTTAAGACCCTAACCTAGACTCTACAAGGAATACCCATGTCTGACGAACAGAAGACCGTAAAAGAACCTAAGATTAAGAAGACCTCGCAAGAACTGCTGTCCGCAAATCTCGATGACCTTTCCAACGAAGAGTTGGATCGTCGGGCAGCGGTGATCCGGGCACAAAAAGAAGAAGCCGATCTTCAAGACATCACCGAGCGATTGGCTGACCGCAAGAACAAGCGGGACATGCGAAGCAACGAGTTCTACTCTCGCGGTCGTGAGATCAATAAGACCTTCCGCGATCAGGCCGCCGTTCAATCGTCTTGCCAGCATAAAAAAGGAGGCCGAGGAAATATCCCCGGTGGATTCCTTCGCGGCAACGATGTGAACTACTCGGTCATCAAGCACACACTCCCGACCAACCAGAAAATCGTAATCTGTACTCGCTGCGGGAAGCGATGGCCGCCCGTAAGCCAAGCGGACTTCAACATGAAAACAGCCGAAGGACAAGATGCTTACAAAGATGCACGGGCTAAATACCAGTGGGCGCTTGATCTAAACACTGACAACAGCGAATCTAGTTCCATAACTTTTCAGCACACGAGCGAAGACAATAATGCTACCGCTCAGAAATTTGTGCATGACGTTATGAAGCCTGTTTTCGAAAACAACAGGTAACCAAGGTAGGTGAAACTCCTAACCGCCGCCAGTTATAGTCTGGGGCACCTTTTCTATGCCCAACAGCCAAATTTTCCCGCAGTCAACGTACCCCATCACAGGTGACGTGCAATCGACTCCGGGCGACCCCACGGTTCGAGTTCAGGGTTTCCAAAAGACGCCCGTGAGTTCGACCCCGCCGCAAGACGGACAAGTCTACGTTTACGTTGCGGACATCAACCAGTGGGTTGCGGCTGATCCAATTGTTAGCGGGCCTAATGCGCCCGGAACAACACCTACAGCCAATCCTGTTCAGGTTGGTGGGAGCGACGACGGGAATCTTGTCCGTGAATTACGTCTTGATAGTTCAGGCACGGTCGTATCCACGAACCTCGAAAAGCTTTTGATGTTACTTATTTCCGAAGTACGGAAAACGAATTTGATCTTAATGGATTTGTCGGGCAACGACCCGATAGGAGACCAAGATGGCGATTTTGAATCAACTTAGGGTCGGAGATATGGGCCCGTTTATGGACGGGTCGATTGTCGATGCCCGTGGCGGGCGACTTGGCGAAGGCATCGTTTCAGAGTTAAACGGACGATTCTTCGAGCAAACATACCGTGGAAATATGTACTCCACGGGGATGCAGCTTACGTCGATCTCCAATGCGACGTTTACGACCGCTGACGCTCTTTCGGGCACGCTTGCGACGGCAGCTACGGCTACTCCGGTTGTGGGTATCTGGAATCCGATGACTTCGACTATTAACGCCGCTGTCTTGCAGGCCACTCTTGGCGTCGTGACTACGGCGTTGACCGCTACGGGTTGCGGCGGATTTGTGTGGGCCGTATTTACCGGAAACAGCGCAATTACCGTGGCTTCTCAGGCTACGCCCGTTAACAGGAGAACTCTGGCACCAAACGGTTCGCAAGTCAAAGGATTGTCCGGGCTGGCACTGACTGGATTGGTTGCTACGGGCAACTTCTTGGCCGCGTCTTCTCTTGGTGGGGGCTCTGTCTACAACGTCTCCGAACTCGCTACCGCTGCGGGCTTCCATACTCAGCAGGTTTCTTACACTGAGAATATTGATGGAAGCATCATCGTTCCTCCGGGCGGAATCTTGGGGCTGTTCTGCTCCACGACGCCCGTAGCACAAAGCGCAGTTAGTTCGATCACATGGGAAGAAGTCCCAACCCCGTAGTCAATACGTAATCCGTACAGGAGATTCCATGTTTCAATTTCAAGCATTTCAGACCAACCAAGTTACGATTACAGGAACCGCGACTCAAATCGTGGCAGCATTTTCATCTCGCTCGGGCATCGTGATTACTAATCTCGGTACTACGGATGTGTACATCGGGGAGAACGCCAACGTCACGACTTCGACAGGCCATCTTTTGCCCGGAACCAAAGGTGCAAGTCTTAGTTTCTCCGCAACAGGCGCTATCTACGGTATTACGGGCGGAAGCTCCCAAGCGATCAGCTACCTGCAAACCAATTAAGGAGTCATCATGCCTAATAAACAATTCTTGATTCCGACTGAGAGTGGGCCGGGTGGTGGAGGAGCAGGTAGCGGCACGGTTACGTCCGTCGCGATGACGGGCGACGGCACCGTTCTTAACAGTACGGTTACCGGATCGCCCGTAACCACTTCGGGAACTCTAGCTCCTTCGTTAAAAACCCAGACAGCAAATACCGTTCTTGCTGGCCCGACTTCGGGCGGAGCCGTAGCACCGACTTTCCGATCTTTGGTATCGGGAGACTTGCCCGCAGGTACAGGAACAGTTACCAGTGTGACTTTCACGGGTGATGGAACAGTTCTGAGCAGTACACCTAGCGAAGCAGTAACCACGTCTGGAACCGTGACGGCGTCTTTGGCGACTGCTGGTGCAAACACCGTTCTCGGCAATGCTACAGGATCGACCGCCGCTCCTTCTTACGGGCAGATCGTTAACGCTCAAATTACGAACTCCACAATCGACTTGACCGCTAAAGTTACGGGTGTCCTTCCTGCCGCTAACGGAGGCGTAGCCGTAAGCAATGCTGCGGGGCTCGGCGGAATGTTTGTTGGGTTTGACGGCATCTGGGGCGTATACAACAACAGTGTTGGTGTTTGTACGGCGGCCAATATCGTCGATGCTTTTCAATTTGTTCAAAAGTACACGCAGACTTTTACCCGAATGGCGATCAGGGTGACCACCACATTTGGTGCATCCTCCCACATTGGCGTTGCTTTATACGATTCTTCCGGTAATCGCATCACCAACGCGACCACAGGGGCTTTGGATGGAACGTTAGTTTCAGGTGCCACGCAGGTTGTTACAGTTTCCGCCGTAACTTTGAATCCGGGCATTTATTACGTCGGGATAAGCACGGACGGGTCTGGGGCGACCACGGGAAGAGTATACGGGGCACTATTTGCGGTTGCGAATTCTGCCGTAACCCAATTCACTAATACCGCCCGAGGAAACCGATTTGTAACAGGAGCGTCAGCAAGTTCGGGAGGGGTGCCCCCCGCTACGCTTGGCGCTCTTTCATCCAACACAACCACACTCGGAGTCCCGTTACTTTGGGTCGAGCCATAAATGGCGCAAGTAAGTATTTCTCCTGTTCCTTCTCCAACTCCAAACAACTCAACTGTCAACACAGGAGACTCTTTGGTATCATCTGGCTCGGGAGGCGGGGGAATTGTTCGGCAGGCGGGTATTTTTGTTCGGTATACCGATCCTAGAGGTAACGTAATAACCTCAGTCAATAAAGACGGTACGGTTTCTGTTTATGGAATCAACTTCGCTGACGGAAGTTCGCAGACATCCGCTGCTACTACTCAGACTGTACCGACGAACTTTGCCAAAGTCTTTAATGTAGTTGACTACGGGGCGAAAGTTGACGGTCAGACGGATGATACTGCTGCGGTAGTGGCTGCAATTCAAGCTGCCTACAACGCAGGCGGCGGAACCGTTCAGTTTCCCACGGGAACTTGCCTGATAGCCGGACAAATAAATATCCCTAACGACGGGGGGACAACATTCGACAATAGCCCTCTTCAGCCGTCCATTAGGATAACTGGTTCTGCGACTTCTGGAGCGTTGATTCCGGGCGGTGGCGGGCCTGTAGTTCCTTTTGGTTCGGGCCCTGCGTACGGCGGCAGTGTTCTTAATCTGACTTACAATTCTCCAACGGCTAAAATATCGACATTCGGATTCGGGCCTCTGGAAATAGACCATCTGACGATGGTGGATACCGGGTTGGATTCGGCGACTTTCTTCTTCTCTTCGAACACAACTTGCCACATCCACGATGTTACGTTTCTTGGGACAAAGGTCGGTGCTTCGTCGGTTAATGACGCTATTTGGCTAGGGAACAACAACGCTACACCTTCCGGATCATTTAACGCGCCTTTTCAGGGATACGGAACAATCATTACCCACTGTTATTTTGAAGGTGTAAAACGGGCTCTATTCGGGCAAGCATTCTGCAACAGTGTGATGTTTTCCGAAAACACTATTTGGAGCAGTGGCGGAAATTCGACGGGCGGGGCGATTGAACTAGGCGCATTGTCCGGAAATGCCGATGCTAACAACATCATACATAACCTGATTGAGACTACGTTTTACAAATACGGCGTTCGCGTAATTCAAGGGCTAAACAACAAAATAATTGGTAATGACTGTTGGGACGGCGGAGCAGGAACATTTCAAGCTGCCGTGCGACTTGAACAGAATACCGCCAGTAATTTTGTTATCGGGGGCACGACGCTTGGTGCTGGACAGCAGCCTTATTTAAGTGACGGCGGCAACGAAAACACGGCCAGCAACGGCAATACGACCTATTTCAGCGTTACCCCGGCATTCCAACCAAGTTTGATTGGTAGTGCTCTGGGGGTTCAACTAAATGCCACGTCAAGTCTTACTGCCGGACAGGTTGTAAAGATAGACCCTAACAACCCTAACGCCGTAATCGTAGCCACAACGTCAGACACGGGTGCGGGCATTCCGATTGGAATAGTAGCTAATAGTCCCTCTGCGGGGCAGATGGCTCAAGTTATATACTTTGGAAAGGTTCACGCGAACTCTCTTTTCGCCCCCTTGCTCGGAACAGGCACGGCGTCTCTCGGGCAGTTCGTGATTGTAGATACGACTACAAACGGTCGTGTCCAATGCACGTCCTCCTACACAGCCGGAACAGTCATCGGAACAGTCATCAACGCACAGGCTTCGGTGGGTAGTCCGGTCGGTGTTCTTTTGGGCTTGCGGTAGCCACGTCAGCAGCTAGATACAAAGTTTGCAGCAAAGAGTTCTCGTTCGACCCGAAGTAATCACGCAGGGCTTTGGCATCTTCTTTCGACAAGCCCTCAAGGTACTTCTTGAAGAACAATGGCATTTGGGTGGGTTTCATTCACTCATCTTAACACAGCACCCCGCCCCTAGTGGGCATGGAGATACACAATGGCTTTTGACAACGTATTTGAAGGCAGCCCGCCTTCCGGCGTTCCTAGTGGGCCTGCTTTGGGCGTGGATGTTGTAAGCGGAACTCTGTATGTCTCTCTTCCGAAAAGTGGCAAATGGGTGCAGGCGAGCAGTGCTTTAATCTCTAACCAAACATTTGCGGGAGAAGCCGGAACGTTAATCCTAGATTCTTCTGCGACACCGCAAAACCTTCTGTTTATAACGGGAACTAGAGGAACAACTAACCCCCCGGAATACGTTTCTATTTACGCGGGCAACAACATAGTTAACCGAACAAGCACCAATTTCTCGATAGTGGTTGATACAACGGATGCCGGGTTTCTAGACATGTATCTCAATGCGGGAAACAATGTCAATATATGTAGCGGCGGGGCAGGTAATATTTGTCTTACCGTAGGATCGAGAGTGGCGAGCGGAGACGGCGGCGCGAATAACGGCACTCTGACAAACGGTAACTTGTACGTTGGGTCAAGTGTAGTTGGCGGGGTTCCCACAGTTGCTTCTTTGGTGTTGACAGCAACTCTTAGTCCGACCAGCGTCGGTACAGCAGGTAAAACAGGGCAGATCGCTTGGGATGCCAACAAGATTTACGTATGCACGGCGGGCGGGACTACGGGAAACGCGGTTTGGAAGGGTGTGGCGATTTCCGCTGTCTAAGGACTAACAATGAACGAATTACCGACTCTAACTACTGAACAGAAACTAATGATTCGGGAAGCGCAATACGCGGTTACTCGGGCAAACGATATGGTGCGGGCGGCTCAAGACAAAGTTATCCAGATTGTACAAGGGATCGCCCGCGACCTCGGAGTGACAGAGCCCGGAGTAATGTTTCAATTCGACACTCTGTCTTTCGAGCGACGTACGGATACCGTACAAGGACGCCCGTACCCACTAGAATAATACGCTCGCCCGAATACTTGCCCGCCTCAAAGAAGACTTTCATAAATGAAATTTAATCTCATCGACAAAGTATTAAGCGCGTGTAAGGACTATCACGTTCCCGCGTGCCTGCTAGTGTTTTTCACGGGAGTCGTACTTGCTATTTTTCGCAGGCTTGATATGTCCTTTGTAGCCTTTACAGGCGTTGTAGTTGGCGGGATTACCGGGCACGCTTACAGTGCAGCCGGGAAGCCCGATGCGGATTCCGGACAGGACGATAGTAAATAATGGCGAAAGTTTATTCCAAAGAATATCGGGTGCTCGTCGGGAAGAACTCCCGGCTAAGATGCACTTACGGGATTAGTCCCGAAGAATTGGTTAAGTTAATCGAAAAGCAGGGCAATAAATGCGCCATCTGCCGTGTGGTATTTGGGACTGAAAAGAAGAACAGCCCGCACGTAGATCACGACCATTCTTCGGGTTGGGTTAGAGGGGTGCTGTGTACAGGATGTAATACCGGGTTGGGCAATTTCGGGGATGATCCAAACCACCTAACCAACGCCGCTGACTATTTAATTAGCAACGCTCCGCCCACGGAATTCAACATCCACGCGGCTCGACAATCAGTGATGATTCATCCTAGCGATCCTCGAAAATACACACCTGAGGAGCGGGAGCGGAGACGGCAACTGATGCTCGGAAATAAGTGGCGTCAGGGCGTCCCGGCATGGAACAGGGGTAAAGAATGGGATGCGGATACTCGGCAGAAGATGAGTGAATCGGCTATTAGACGTTGGAGTGTAGGAGAGAAAGCAAATGTCGAATAGTTCCTACGTGCTTCAGGATGTCGCCGACATAATCTCCACAAACGGGGATACCGCTCCTGCTCTAGCTACGGGCGGGTTCTCGCAGCAGCCCGTAATCCAGATCGCAAACAAGATCATGGCCGCTATGCTGAACGGCGGAGCCAACGGGCAGCCGATGAACTGGAAATGGAATCGTTTTAACGTTACTCCATTTCCAACAATTAGCTGGCAGCAGGACTACTTCGTTCCGGGTCTCGTGCAACTGTCTTGGCTGGAATCGGCGTGGGCAATTTGCTTCACGAATACTTCTCAGCCAAAACCTAAGATTCCGCTCGAATGCCACAAGGATTTGCAAGTCACGTATCAACAGTGCGGTTATCCGGGCAAGGTCTGCTGGATTCCCAATAGTCAGGCACAAACCGGGACTTGGGGAGCTACCGAACTTCAGACTCCGACCGGACAGAACAATCCGGGCCCCGGCGTTGTGTATACGAACCCGCTGACAACTACGACGCAGCCTGCCAACCCGATTACGCAGATCACCGATCCAAACGGAAATCTGTGGGTAGTAACTACGTACGGGACTTGCGGGAACTCGCAGCCCTCGTGGACTGCTAGCCCAACCTACCCAACTCTCACGAGCCCGAATACAGTTGCTTCGACCATTGCGGATGGTTCTGTAGTTTGGACCGCTATCAATCCTAACGGGCAAGCGATTCGGTTGAACCCGATTCCTCCCCAGCAGGGGCAAGTCTGGACGATTAACTGTGTCGGGCAGCTTCGAATCAATCAGTTCACTACGTTGACTCAGAGCCTCGGAATCTTGCCCGATGACTACTACCAAACGTTTGTAGACGGCTGCCTAGCCGAGTGTTACCGCCGAAACCCGGACCCCAAGATCAGAGTTCGATTCAAAGATGAGTGGGCTGTGTGGCTCAAGAGTCTTAAAGAGTCATTCGACTTTGCCAATAAAGAGCAGGATAACTTCGGCTTTTACCCCGGAGAAGGCGTGATGGAAACCGGGGCAGGTTCTATTTGGCTCGGGCCAGCCGCGCCGTATCCGGGATGGCCTTGGTATTATTGAACGTGCTTCCAAGTAAGGCCACGATGAATATCTCCTATCGTGGAATGCTGAACGCCAAACATACGGGCAATAGCGGAGTGCGATGTTCCTTCGGAAAGCAATTGGCGAATCTCTTGAACGGCTCGTTCATCAAGTTTGGACTGATGGTGGCTTTCGCCTTTAGATGGGTTCCACAATCCATTATCAACCGCGTGGTTGATGTTATGTTTGCTGGAGCACCATTCTAAATTCTCAACCCGATTATCGGTCTTTACAGTATTCTTGTGATTTACTTGGGGAAAATTATCTGGGTTCGGGATAAAAGCTTGAGCAACTAAACGATGTTCTTTGAACATTCGTCGTTTCCCGTCAAGTTTGTACAGTAGCAATATCCGATACCCATCTTGATCTAAGCCACCCGCCAAAATCTTTCCGGGATAAGAATGTTTGGATGGTGCGACTCGCTTAACTCGTCCGAGATCAGAAACCTCGTATATTCCTTCGTAACCTGCGATTGGTTTCCACGTCTCCGTCATCCGATCCTCTGTTTCATATTGGCCTCCCACTCGATAGTAAAAATTCGAATGGCTTCGTGGTCTTTAACGCCGTAGTAAGATATTCGGTTTACGGTGGTTTCCCAGATGGTTTTGCTTCTCTTTATTTGGACCCAAGAATGAGGACGCCAAACACCATCTTCAAGAGTCAAGGCGTATCCTGTGCAATACGATCTCGTCCACGGTTTTTGTAGTACCAAATCCAAAGAATTCTGATGGCAGCGACTACGTTCTCCCGGCTTTCTTACAATCTTCGGAGACATGTCTAAGTGCCCTTTTTTCAATAAGATTTCTACTGTCTCGGGATGATTTGTACCGTTTGTGGTGACAACCCGATGTCCCCCGAAGGACAGTAGCTTTCTTTCCAATTCCGAAATATCCATAATCGACAAATATTACCACAAGTTTGTCAACTTGTCAAAGAGGATAGATGGCGAGCACCAAAAAAATCCTAGATTCGATGGAGTGGGTGAAGAAATTCATCTACAATCGCCAGTTTTCTATTGGCGATTTCAAAGAGCCCCTCATCACGTCCGCCAATACTGTTCTTCAGACAATCCTTGGAAAACCGTTTCGCTGGCAATGGAACCGTACGGTTTCCGGATTCATCACTACAGCCGGACAGCAGGATTACCTCCTACTTTACTCGTGGCCCGCGTCCACAGCATTGACGGCAGGCACGTTCGTTATTGACTCGAACGGAAATACTCAGAAGGTTACGACAGGCGGGACTACGGGCAGTTCGATCCCGTCTTTCAACGGCACGTTAAACGGAACTACGACCGACAACACCGTTACTTGGACAAATGTCGGTTCAGTTCCCAACGCCTCGGCCTCGTACAACTTTGGCTGGATGGAAAATGCTTCTGTCAAAGACCCGACGACTTCAAAGTGGGTTCAGATTTCGAACAAAGTTGATCTTGCTCTAGACACCGCGAGCAGCCGACCGGGGAATATTTCGGCAGAACTTATCGGCTCGCTAGGGATAGTTTTCAGATTGATGCCCGTTCCCGACAAGGCTTACACCGTCGCAATTACAATGCAGCAGAACGCACAGTTGATTTCGAGTCTCAATCAGACTTGGAGCCCGCTACCAGATGATCTCGGGTATGTCTATCAGATGGGTCTTTTGTCCTTCGCCTACGAATTTTCTGACGACCCCCGTTGGGCCCCGGCTCGACAGAGATTTATTGCCAGTTTGCTCGGGGCTGCTGAAGGATTAACCGCCACTGAAATTGATATTTTTCTGGCTAATTTTAACGCTATCTCGCTGTCTCCAATCGAGCGGCAGATGACACTTCAACAGGGTGTGAATCACCGCGCAATTTAGTACGGAAAACGGAGACTGATGGCAGGATCGCTACAATTAGCGGGCGCTCAGGGACAGAAACCGCCCCGATATGCAAGCCTCTATACTAGCCGCTACTTCAGCGGGCTCGTAACACAGCGGAGTCCTCTCCGGTCTGCGGGCAGTGCGTATGAAGAACGATACCTCGGGACTCGCGGGGACGCGCTGATCGACGGGTCGAACTGCGAGATCACGCCCAAGCTCACACTTGCCCGTCGTCCGGGCAATCCTGTTTATAACTCGAATACTTTCTCGGCAGTTAATGCTTTCTATTCCTTCCGGGAATTCGGAACGAACTCCGAGCAGATTCGGGTGATGGCGGACACGGCGTCCGTACTTTACGACGCCACGGCTGGCGGGCAGATTACCGTCTTCAACAAGTCTGCGGGCTCCGGGCAGACATTCATGCAGTCGGTCGGAAACACCTTGTTCTTCGCGAACGGTGTTGACCAGAAGAAATGGATTCAAAGCCTGTTCTCACGGACGGCTAGCGGAACTTTGCCCGTAATCGGAAACAGCACCACTCTTACATCGGCTTCGACTCCGTTCATCAGCACGTACCTGATCGACTCGAACGGCAATCTTCAGGAGTTGCTCGCGACCAAGCAGACGACGGTCACGAACGTAGCGTATGTCAGTTCGACAAACACGCTTACGCTGACTGTTGGCTCGACGGCGGGTATCACTGCTAACGAGCTTCTCATCATCTGGGATGCGGCCACCGCTACTTGGCTCAACGGAGTTACGCTTTCCGTACTGACAGCCACGGGTGTGACTGTTACCGCGAAGCTAGTAGACGCCACTCACGCCGACTACACTTCGGCTGCCGAAACCGCGACTATAACTTTAGCCTCGGGCGGCACTCCCGTCACGGGCGGAAGTGTACCTACTTGGAACACAACTGTACCCTCTTCTAGCAACAACTTCCAAGGCGGAATCACAGTTGACGGAACTGCTGAGTGGATCAATCGCGGAAACCCCGTAAAAAATTGGGGGATTGTGGCCGGAAGTTCGGCACCCACGGTTTCAGTCGGAACTTCCGCCATTGCGTGGAAGTCGAACACTTTTTTCTCGCTTACGAGCGCCTTAATTGATACGCAGTTCGGCGGGCAGACAAATATCTGGCAGGTAACCGTTGCCGGAAAGTCCGGACTTTCAAATCCCTTCACGAGCAATCCGACTTCTGGAACCACGACCGTCACAGACGGTACGGTAACTTGGAAGTGCGTTGCCAGCACGAACTCCGGGGACGCTGCTTGGGCCGCACATACTTCCTACTCTAACGGGCATCTGATTGTCCAGCCCGCAGGCCCGTCGTCCGTAAAGTCTCTGTTCCAGCTTCAATACTCGACTTCTAACCCGACGATCTTGCTCTCGGGCGGGGCCTACGTCACGGCCACGATTTATCCGCACAATCATTCGTTTGCCGGACAATGCGATCTGTTCTTCGGTAGCTTACCCGGATCGCTCGCAACTGATAACGCAGGAAACAGCATCCTATACAATGCTTCGGGCGATGTTGTTAGTGCTTTGGTTCAGTCTATTCTGAACGGTGCCGGGGAAACCACGGGCACCCGTACCCCCTTTCCGTCGTTCATCACGCAGTACAACATGACGGTGGTCTTTACCTTGACCATCCCTGCGGCGGGACAGTACACGTTTAACATAACGCACGATGACGGGATGTACTTCGGTATTAGCACGGGGTTGTCGAGCAGCGCGATTCCGGTTTATGTCAGTGGGCCGAAAGTAAATCTCACGGGCGTGCAGGCGACGAGCACGGCGGTCAACGGCTATACGGTTTACGGAGGAAACAACGTCTCCGGTCTGAATGCCGATAACTATACGGTCAACTTCCCGTCCGCCGACACGTACATATTCGAAATTGATTATTGCCAGTGGGAGTCTGAGAGTCAGCTTGTATTCAAGGTTAACGGGCAGACTCCCGTTCCGGGTACGCCCGAGACGGGCGCGTCTGCCCCTCTGTTCCCGGCTTTCTCCACATCCTTTGCTCCTAACTACGCGAGTGTCAAGGAATCGGCCAATCAATACCAGTGGAACAACCTAGGTCCGATCACAGATGCGGTATGGGCTTCGGGCGTGAGCTACACGCTTCCGAATACCACGATCACCGATCCGAACAACAACACTGAAGCACCGTTCCGGGCAGGAACTTCGAGCACGACTGTTCCTGCGTTTGCTACAGGCATCAACCAGCTTACCAACGATAACCCGAATCTTGTCTGGATCAACAAAGGTCCGGCGACGGCTCCTCCGGTTGGGACCGTAAGCGCCTTTAACGGCGGGTACAACTACTGTGTTGCTCTGATGAACTCGGCGACTGACACAGTTTCGAATGCCTCTTCGTTAACGACGGGGACGGGCGGATTTACAGGAGTTACCGGAAATTTTGTAGGTGCTTCCGGAATCACCATTACCGGGGGTTTACCGCCAACCGCGAGTATTGATCCTCAGTCGGATTTCGTAGCCGTTTTCCGGACTACGGACGGCGGAGCTACACCATTTCTCATTCCCGGAGCAACTAACTTCCTGATTGGGACAATACCCTTGCCTGCGTATTTGGCAAATGGGTACTTTGATACTACTCCTGATGACGGGCTGAACAACCTAATCGAAGCACCAATTGCGGGGGAGAATACTCCTCCGGGCCTCGGAGCGCAGAACCTTACTTTCCATCTTAGCCGTATCTGGTTCTCAATTGGGAACGTTGTATTTTGGACCTCAGGGCCCGACACACCCATCGGCAACGGTGTGGAAGGTGTACTGCCGATAAATACCCAGACCTTCCCGTCGCTCGTGAAACGATTGGTCCCCACTACGGTAGGAATCTTTGTATTCACGGTTTCGGATATCTACGTTATCGTCGGGCAAGGGACCACAACCAGCCCCCTTCAGCCCGCGTATCCATACGCTACTGGCCTTGGTCTTCTGAGCTACAACGCGCTGGACATTTTTGGCTCGTCCATTGGGTTCTTTGCCACGGACAAGACTTTTAACGTACTGGACATTTCATCCGGGCCTTCGGAAGTCGGGTTCAATATTGGTGATAAACTACAGACTAGCCAGTGGAACCCTTCGAACGTCTATGTTACTTGGCACTCCTCCGGCGAGGACAAGGCATGGTTCTTGTCTGACGGTTCCACAGGCTGGTACAGAGTTGGAGTAACTCCTAGTCCCGAACAGGGTGTCACGATCTCGCCCTTCGCGACCGTTGTGGGTGGCTGCAAAGCAGTCACGTCGATAGAGACCTCGCCCGGAACCCATCAACTACTCGTCGGGCCTACGACTTCGGGATCGATACTTGCCCGTAGTTTAACGACTTTCACAGACAATACTTCTTCCTATACGTGGTTTGCCACAGTCGGGAGCCACGTTCTCGCAAATCCCGGCCAGCTTGCGCTAGTGGCGTTCTTGACTACGGATAGCGTTGCTGTAGGCACGCCTCTTTCGATGAGTGTGATTTTAGACGAGGCGGTTCCGTATTACACAGGGTCATTCGAGCCGATCAACGAATACGTAGAAGACCCGCCCACTATAAAGCCAAGCACAAGCACGTATGCACAGCGGTTCTATTTGAATCTCACGCAAGAGCCCGCTGTCTGTCGTCACATGCAATATAGGATTGATTTCCCGGCAGAAGCGGCAAAGAACGAAGTGATCGCGGCGACAATTTTTGGGGCTATTCTGGTGGAACAGTAAGATGCCGACTATAGCGGAGAGCACTGGAACTGATATTTCGGGCTACACCTATACCCTTCCGGGCCCGCCTGCGACTCAGTTTCAAGACCAGCCGCTGCTGCCAACGCGAGATTCGAAACTACGGTTCACGCCTCCGTATCTTCCGGGCATCTTCCCTTCGTCTGATGCTTTGCTCGGATACCATCTTGGTGGAATGATGCCGCAGTATCGGATTCCTGTTCCTCCTCAAGCTACGGCGCAGGGAGCCAGCACTTCGACCGCAACAGCAATCGTTACTACATCGTCATCCAGTAGCACGAACAATCCGGCCAAGGCTCAGACCGCTTCTCTGACAACTCTGACATTGAATCCGGGCGATCAGTTTACGGGCGTCCTGACAATGGCTAAGGCATTCGTAGTCTTGACCGTGACGGTGAATGTTCCGGCACGGGTAAGGCTCTACAGTACGGTTTCCGCACAGACTGCGGACCTTACCCGTCCGTTTACCCAAGGGCCCGGATACGGCACAGAACAAGGCATCATCGGGGACATCGTGCTAGATACCGCACCCGCGATCTGGCAGGCGGTCAACATGGTTGGGGCGAACGGCGACAGTCCTCAGAGCGCAACCATATATTGTACCGTTGACAATATCAGTAATGCCAGCGAAACCGTCACAGCGTCAGTAGTTTACGTTCCAGTTCAAAGTTAGGATTTGTCAATATGACACTAAGGCCCTTAAATCCCGAAGACCGTCCACTAGTTGAATCGTGGATAGCGGCGGAAGCCCATCACCAGAGTAATACTTTTGAGTTCTATCAAGAAGTGGGGACTAAATCTGTGATGTGTGTGGATGAGGGCGGAGAGGTTTTCGTTCTGAAGTTTACACCGTGTCTTCGGACGGATATAGACTTTTCTTCCACAGCGGGGCCAGCCCGGATAGGGAAGGTTCTGGCCGAGGTAATCAACGAAATGACAGACACGGCGAAGAAGCAAGGGTTCAAAGAATTTGTGTTCGATTCTACAAGCCCGAAGCTGATTGCGTTCTGCGAACGACTCGGGTTTCAGAAAACGGACGATTACCGAAAGGTGCTATAAATGTGCGGTGCGAGTAGCGATCAAAAACAAATCGCGCAGGAACAGAAGCAGAACTTCCAGCAGATGTCGGCCCAATCAGCGGCAGTTTTTGGGGCGGGTTCTCAAATTTTCAATGATTTAAGTTCTTCTTTTGAACCCGTACTGGCTGCCGGACCAGATCAGGCGGGCTACTCTGCTCCGGAATTGGCGGCTCTGAAATCAGCGGCGATCTCGAACACCGGAACTGCCTACCGAAATGCCGCTGCTGCTACGGGCGAACGCATTGCTGCCTCGGGCGGGGGCAACGCGATCCTGCCTTCCGGTCAAAGTGATGCCCTGCAAGCACAAGTTGCGGAAGCAGGCGCGGCTCAGACTGCGGGCGAGTTAGGAAATATCAACATTCAGAATGCCGAACTTGGCCGCCAGAATTGGATGAACGCCGCTGGTGTGCTTTCTGGCGCTACGAACGTATTCAATCCAGCCACGGGAGCGGGCAACGCTGCTACTGGCTCGGGAAGTGCGGCTATGACTAGCGCAAATGACGTACAAACGGCTAATAGGGCACTTACTGGTGATATAATGGGAGTTGTGCAAGCCGGGGCGGGAGTAGCTGGCGACATTATGTGCCCCGCCAAAGGCTCCCCGTATCTAATGGCCGATGGGTCAGAAAAGCCCGTCGAGTTACTCGAAGTCGGAGAACTGATCCAAGGCATCGACGGCGAGCCGCAGATTATCGAGGAAATTCAGTCCGCGATTACGCCCATCCTTCGAGTAGAAACTGAAGACGGGCATGTTGCTCGGAACTCCAGAGTCCACGCCTATGCTTTGCCTGCTGGTGGGTTTACTGTAGCTATGCACTCGCTCGGAAAGACCATTCTTACGGAAACCGGACGAAGCAAAGTTGTCAGAGTTCAGTGGGCAGGCGAAGATTGGGTATTCAACGTTATTACCAACGGTTCCCATACCTATCGGGCGAGCGGAGTTTGGGCCCTCGGGGTCGGGGAAGCAGAGCGTCAAGTCAGTATGTCGAAATGGAATGAAATTGGTGACGGGCTAGCACTCGCGCAAGGGAGTAAATAGTAGCTTACATTCCGGATATTCTCCGCACCCAACCACGCGGGTTTCTACTATAGTTCCGAGAAGAACGGTATTGATTGCTTAATCTATAATTTTTCTGTGCTTTTAACCACCCAACTCGGTATCTCCCGTTCGGGTATTTATTGTGGCAACTTCCACATAATTTCTTCCCGCTCCACACATAGCGTCCTTTAGAACATCTTCTGTGGGAGTGACGGCGGCACGCTATAAAGGTTGTTTCCCACTTTTTAGCCCGCCGTTCTCTGGATTCCACAGAACGAGAATAATTGTTGGAACACTTTGAGCATCCTTTGGTTCTGCTTCCGTGTAGCCAAGAAGAAATCTTTATTGGTTTGTCGTGCTCTAAGCAAAGTCTTTTTTCAGGCGGGGGAACGGCAACTATTTTATTTCTTCTTTGAATTCTTTCTTTTTGACACTCTGAGCAAGATTGATTCCTATGCCCCGCAAGCCACAGACTAGGAGCTATAGGTCTGCGATGTTTCTTACAAAGCCTTTTGCTCGGCGGCGGAATCTTCACAGGTAAATGGTATAATTAAGGATTGAATTTGTCAATATGACAGACGAAACACAAAACGACCCGTTGCCCGTAGGCGAAGGCCAGAACGGAACAGCCAGTCCGGAATCCGTACAACCCCCCGTCCCGACTGCTCCGCCTCAAGTTCCTACGCAGCCACAGCCTCCAGCAGACCCGCTTGCCAACCACCCCGCCGTCCAGCAGGCGGGGCTTGTCCGCAAGATTGGCGAAACGATTGCGGGCGGGCCGCGCATCAAGACCACGATCAATCCTATGACGGGCGAGGTTACCCGAGAAAAACAGCCTCTCAGTACAAAGGACATCATTACCGGGGCCCTCGCAAACATCCTCGGCGGAATAAGTCAGGTAGCAGGCGGGGCTTTAGCTGGTCATCAAGGCCGCCCGGTTCCTCCTCCGCAGCCCCTTCCCACCCAAGTTGCCGCACAGCAACAGGCACAGCAATCTAACGAGGATTTTGAGCGAGTTCAGAATCAGAAAGTCCGTCAGGCAAAGGTTATGAATGCCAACCTTGAAGCCATGCGGACTGCGTACGCTTTGGGGAAAGAAAACGACGACGCGAAAGATTCAGTAGTTCAGAACCACGCGGGCGACCTTGAGAACTGGCAGAAAGCCGGGGCAGTCGAATCCTCGAATGTCCCGTCTGATGAGATTCTGAAGAAGGGCTTTGACAAGACTAAGTATGTAGCTATTCCGGACGGAAAAGTACCTGTATTCAACAAAGACGGAACTCGGGCGACCGACGAGAACGGCGTGCCACTAAGCCAACTTACCTACTCGGTAGTTGACGGAACGACTCAGGCCCCGTTGTCTCAAGACAAGTACGATCAGCTTGCCAAGTACGGACTGATGTCTGCAAGGCAGGGATTCAAGTTGCCCGAAGGAGCTAGCATCTCTTCTGCTCAGCTTGCGCTGATGAATCATAAGCTAGACCTGATTAACCAGACTCAGCGGGAGCTAGACGAGGTTCACACTGCCGTGGGCGGGGAGAAGGTAGACCTCGCGGCTCAGATCAAGAAGAATCCGCAACTCTTGTCGGCGATTGAAAAATTCCACAACGACGCAAGCAGTACGGAACCGGACAATCAAGTCGCTAATATTTCGGGCAAGTATCCGCAGGCAGCGGGTTTGATGCGCGAATTGTTCGGAAACGAGAACCTTGAGAAGTTTAAGGAAAACAGACTCGCCCGGACCAAAGCGGAGGCTACGTCTCAAGAAGAAGCAGCACGGCTCAAAGCTAAGGCGGCGACTCCCGAAGGACAAGCCGATCTTCAAGAAAAGAATCTTAGAATCCAGAAGTTGCAGAAAGACTTGGCGGATAAAGGCGGCATTGACATGTCCAAGGTCCAGACGAATGTTCTGGACGGCGTGACCCCGGTGCCCGATCCGCATTATCGGGTGAATCAAGACGTTCTGTCCACTCTGAACGCCCAAGACCCCGGCATGGCGGCGAGCGTCAAGGCTATCGGCGAAGCCCGTGAGTTGATGACCCCGCAAGCGCAGCGTACCAAAGATGGGCAAGCAATTATGAAGTACGTGAACCTCGCCTATCCGGATTACAACGCGGCGAAAGTTGACTCCTACTTCAAGGGTCGTCAGACCGGAACCTCGGGCACGCTCGGGAACAAGGTCAACTCGTTTGCTACCGCTATGGATCACTTGCAGCGGTACTACGATAACATTAACGCCGTCTCTACCGTTCCGGGCGTCAACACGATTGCTTCGATTCTTGGAAACGAGAAGGCCAAGGGTTTCGAGACCGACAAGCACGCTCTGGCTTCAGAAATTGCCAGTGCATACAAAGGCGGCGGAGTTCCTAGCGAGAAGGAAATCGAAAAGTGGACTGACTCTTTGGGCGGCATCACTCCGGCGCAAGCTAAGAATGGTGCTATTGAAACAGCAAAGTTGCTGCACGGTAAGTTCTCGGAATACGCGAATCAATTCCGGAACATGATTCCGGGCGGGCTCCGTGATGACAACTTCCAGTTAATGTCCGATAAGGCGGCTAAAGCCTACGAGCACGTTACTGGAATAAAGATCGGAAGCACGCAGCCGCTAACTCAGGGCCAGAATCTCCCGCAAGGTGGAAATCCGCAAACCGGACAGCCCCAACAGAACAAGCAATCTGTACTTCAGTCCATCACCATGCCCGGAGGCGGGCACCCGATGGATGTGAAGTACGGCCCGAACGGATCAATGATTGTCTGGAGCGGTAAAGCGGGTGATCCGTGGGTGAATCCTGCTACCGGGCAGCCTGTTCAGTAGCCCGTCCTAAAGTATTGCCAAAAGTTTCCATCGACATTTTCTTTCCCGAAGCACTTCGGATACGGGCGTAGATGTTCATATCGTAAAGTTTCCCGTTCAACTTAATCAATTCCTTTGCCCCTCGCTTTATTTTGCGGCAATAGCAATTGGTTGATTTCATAATCAAGTTCGCCAAATCATACGGATGAATGCTTCTTACTTTAGTCATCGTTGTTGCTCCTTGAGTACATAGTAATATAAAACACATAATTTGTCAATATGGCACAACCTCTTGAAATCCCGATGCCTGTAAGCAGTGGTGCAATCGACCAGCCTTCGGCCCCTCAGTCCGGAGTTCCTTCCGGGCCTCCGCCCGTTCCTGCCGGATTCTCGGACGCTCCGCCTGTTCCTGCGGGCTTCTCAGACACTAGTCCGTCTTCCGGACAAGAGAATCCGCTTCAGTCCGTCATGGATGAAGGCAAGCCCACGGGCGCGGAGCAATTTGTCTCGAACGCCGGAGAAAACTTCCTGAAAAGCGCGGAGGGAACTCTAGCGGGGGCGGGAAACATTGGAAATAAATTAACGGGTGGACTGCTTGAGAAAGCAGGCAACAAGATCGGGGATGTTCTCGGGCTTCCGAAAGAAAACTCCAACTCCCCCCACGTTGACCCTTATAAAGCTACGGGACAAGAAGCAGATAAAGGAGTCGGCGGTACGGCGGAAAAGATTATCGGCTACGGTGGGGAAAACCTTGTCGAGTTTATGCTAGGAGACGAAGCCCTGAAAGGGATGTCTCTGGCAGAAAAGATGAAGAACATATCGGGCGCGGTTGCTATTTTTGAGAAGTCCCCCGTCCTGATGAAAGCCGTACAAACGGGAACCAACATTATAAAAGCGGTCGGAGAGTTAGGAGTAGCAGATAAAGAGGCTATTCAAAAATCCCCTATCCTTGCCCGCTTGGTTTCTTTGGGAATGGACGCTGCCCGCGAAGGAACGGTAGCGGGTGCCCAAGAAACAGCTAAAACAGGCGATGTTAAGAAGGGTGCCGAAACAGGGGCAATACAAGCGGTAACTTCCGGAGTCCTAGGAGGAGCTTTTAAGGCGCTCGGACGTGCGGGCGAGAAAGCTGGAGAAGCGGGAAAGGCTGTTCAGGAAGCGTCCTCTCAAGCTGCGGCTGCTCCTAGCAAGGTTGAGGCGGGCGAGAAAGTTGCTAGCAAGATTCAAGATGCTGAGCAAACGATGCACTCGGACTTCGAGACCGGAATCCAAAACCTGAAAGGCAAACTCGGAGACGCCAAGATTCCGTACAAGGGTAGCCCGCTACAACAGTCGGCTGCTGACGCTATGGAAGGACGGGCAGATGTTCCGTCGAAGAAAACTACGGCGCTCGGAAACGAGTTCAAGGACTTGGCGGGAGGCTCGGAGCAAACCAAGAAGTTGCTGTTCGGATTGACTGACCCCGGTAAAGAAGGCGACCTGACGATTGACGAACTGATTCAGAGACGCCAGCAACTAGGCGAGAAGATCGGGCAAATGACTAAGGGTGCGACTAGCTCGGCGGATCGGGCGGACGTACAGGTGTACCAGAAACTCCGGGACGGGATCGACCAGACAATTGATTCGCTCGCGAAGAACTCTGGCTCGCCCGAAGCATCACAAGATTACAAAGCCCTTCGAGATGCGTACAAGACCAAGGTAGGCTTGTTCAAAGAGCCTGTGATCCGGGCGTTGAGCGATCCCGGAGTTGACAAGGCTACGAGCCTCGATAACGCGGCCAAGTATCTTCTTTCGGGCGGGAAGGTTCTCGATAAAGTCGGGACGCTCGAACAGGTGATCGGTTCTGACGGGCTGAAGGACTTCGGAAAACACATCGTTCAGAACGTGATGGCCGATGCTGCTCCGGAAGGTGGGCAAGTAAATCCGATCAAGTTCGCGAAGGAGTGGAAGAAGATCGAGGCTCTGCCGCCCGAGGTCAAGACCAAGTTGTTTGATATGTCCGGTGCGGCGGATGGGCTGGATAAACTATCAAAAGACCTGAAGTCGGCGGCCAATTACCATAGACTTGTCCGAGCAGGAATCCTCAGCGCGGCAGGCGGCGGGTTAACTCACGGATGGGGCGCGATCCTCGGCTTGCTCGGAGAAGCGAATCTCGGCAAGGCTACGGAGTTACTCGACAAGGTGGCGAATAGCCCGAAAATGTGGTCCGCTTTCCGTACAGCGGGCTCGACGGCAGAAAAGGTTGCTGCAAGCCCGACGGCCCGTAGAGCAGCCACCGCTGTTAAGTACGGTACGGGCAGTGCGTTGAATAACGTGCTTCAGGGGGCTAACGATTCCTTGAGCAGCCCGATACAAGAAGACGAAGGGGTATACACCAATCAATGACCTACTCACACAAAAGCGGAGCTAACGTAGCCACCAAGCCGCTCGACATGAACTCGGAGCACGACACGGTAAAAAGCCGTCTTACGGGCCACGACCACGAGATTATGTTCGGACCTTTGCCCGCAGCGGCGGACCCGAGCATGGGCGGTCAGGTGCCCGCGAATCCATTTGCGAGCCGAGCACAAGCTGGCTACATGCACCTTCATCCGGACGTTTTGGGAAAGACCGCACTCGCAGAGTGGGATCGCGAAACCAAAGGCAAAAATCTACCTAAGCACGTTAAGAAATAATAGGACACTTTTTCTCAATGGCATCTCGCGCAGAGGAATACGTAAAGTCCCATCTTATCCATACAGCTTGGAAGTATGGGCAGCATTACGGGGGAACGCCCGCAATGATGGCAATTCTTCACGTCCTTAAAGCAAGACAGCGGGCCGGATGGGGGACATATCTACACATTCTGGATACCGTGGATAAGTGGCACGCAGCCCCACCTAAAACCACCACCCACGCAGACATTTGGGACAGGCGCTTTTTGAGTTTGTGGAATGAAATCGACGGGATTTGCGACGATACGAGGCGCGACCCAGTGAATGGTGCGCTCTATTGGGGGGACACCACGGATATTCAATCAGACTGGTTCATGGAGCACGTTTGCCTTAATCCGGAAAAGATTCGTTGTGCCGACATGGGATCGTTGACCTTTTGGCGCTGATGCTTCTTTGACCGTTCGACTCCTTGTTCCGCGTTAGTCATCCATTTGCAGTTTTCAGGGCAGTAGTTTCCGATATCCCCGAACCGACCGAGCGACAAACCTTTTGGTTTTTCTTCCATGTCTCGCAAAAAGTTTGTATACCCTTCGGGGTTTTTAGAGTGCCATCTGTCGCACACGGAGATTCCAGCCGCCCCGTATGTTTTATAGTCTTGGTTATTGGGGTTGTTGCACCTATTGTTCATGGATTTCCATGACACATAGGTCGGGGTTTTCCGCATGTTTTTGGTGAACCCTTTGGTGCTGAAACACCCGCAATTAGAGTTTCTCTTGTCTCGTATACAAGGAACGAGACATTGTGTACTGCGCTTAATTGTGTTTCCGCAATCACATTGACAAAGCCACACAAATCGCCCGTTGCATCGTTCTGCGGTCGCGGCTATCACGACGAGTTTCCCAATTCGGGTTCCTACCAAGTTCCGGCTCTTTTTAGTCTTCTTGTTGAGGCAACCGCAACTCTGTACGTTTCCGGATTTAAGATTAGCTCCTCGAACAGATTTTGTATTACCGCAAGAACATTGGCAGAACCAAAAGGGTCTGCCGCCGTCCGGTCTGGGATCGCGCCCTTTGACCGTCAGTTTTCCGAATGTTTTGCCCGTCAAATCTATTAGGTCCATAGCATGAAGTATAGCAAGTAATTTGTCATTTGTCAAGTTGACAAAACCCGCCCGAATTCAAATCAAGGATTAACAATGAAGTCTCTTATCAAACTGATGATGGTAGTGTGCCTGTGTGGAGTTGTTTACGGGCAGCGTGATGGTGTTCCGACTTTCATTCCCGCCGACACTTACGAAGTTGATACAATCAATTTGCTGACTTTAGCTCCCGTATTCAACATTCCAATTCTGTCCAAGAACGAATTTCTTCCTTTTGGGTATGTAGAGACTTCTAGTCAAGGATGTTCAGTGACCGGGAGCCCATCGGTTCTCGTATGCGGCAGCCCTAATGGGGCGGTTTTTAACGGATATTCTTCTGGTCTTTTGGGAACATATGTCGTAGTGACGGGCGGTACGCAAAACGGCACTTGCCCCTACTACTCCGGATGGTACGTTGTTAGCGGCGATGGCTTGGATTACCATCCCGTAGCTTCTACATACAGCCTTTATAAATGCAGCGGCCCGTCAAGTTTTACCGCCACTACTATTGATGGATCAGGATACACGCTGTCTGTGCACATGACCTCCGGTGTTGTGTCGGGCACCGTTACCTCTTCTTCCGGACGAAATGTGTCGGTGTCTTCCTTTACGCCTTCCGTTCCCTCGGGGGGACAGTCGTCTTCATCTTTAAGCGAGAGCGATTCTTTTGGTAACTCTCAAAGCAGTTCAGCCGGGGTGTATACCGACTCTCTGGGAGTCCAAACTCTTACCGCCACAAATAGCGGATTAAACCAGATATTCACACAGTGGACCGATACGCAGGGAAACCCGCAGCAAATTACATGGACTCTCGTAACATCTCAGCTATCCATAAATTTGACCGGAGAAACATGCGCTAGTAATTGGTATAGTCGAGCTTTTTACCCGCTAACTTCTATAGGCTATCCTGACGGAACCTCCGTTGGAAATATTACATACGAACCGGGCTCCGGAGGCTCAGGTACAACTACCGGGAGAATTCAATCTTTCACGCTCCGAACAGGCGGGGTGATTTCTTATGCCTACAATACGCCGTGCAATAGTGCGGGCACGACTAACTCGTTGACTAGAACTACCCCCGATGGTTCTACTGCCTACACAAAAGCAGTTGTGGTTCAAAACGGTTCCGAAATCACATACTCTACAACTGTTCTCGATCCGGGAAAAAACAAAACTGTTTATTACTTTCCCGTGGTATCTGGAACGAGCTACGCCCCTGTTGTTAGTGAGATAGACAGATACCAAAATACGGGCACGGTATCGTCCCCCGTGTACACTCTTCTTTCTAAAGATGTCGTGTGCTATAACGGAGTCCAGACAAATTGCAGGGACACCGACCCGCTATACCCCATCACGCAAAGAGATACATACCACACAATCGGTGCGATGTCTACCAGTTCTCGGGTGAGCGAGACTTTTGATTCGTATGGAAATCGTGCCACCGTCGCCAACTACGATTTCGGCGCATCGAGTTTCACCACAAAGACAACAACTACATACGGATCAAGTTGCGGGCCCAACGCAAACATAAACGATTTGCCGTGTGACGTGCTGACCACCGATGGCGCACACAACCTTTCCGAAACGAAGTACACATATAATTCAAACGGAGCACCTCTCTCTAGTTCTCGATTGACGGGATCAACGTGGCTTACAACGAACTACACTCCAAACGCCACGGGAACCATAGGAATTGTTCAAGAACCTAACGGACAAACCATCAACATTGGATGGGACGCTACGGGCACCAACGGCGGCTGTAACGGAATGTTGCCCACATGGACTTCCACAGTTCTAAGCGGCGTGACACTAAAAACCTCACAGACTTGGGATTGCAATACTGGTTTACCGTTAGTTAGTACCGACGTAAACGGAAACTCACCGCTTCCTAATCTGTACGACTCAATGCTTCGCACGTCGCAGGTGACTGATAATCTTCAAGCGTATCAGCTTTCTATGCTCTATACGAGTAACACGGTTTCTATAGTTCCGTCATTTGGAACAACCAGCATGAAGTTTTTTGACGGCCTAGGGCGAGACGTTGTTTCTCAGCACAGGCAGACTCCGAGTTCTTCGAACTACGATACCGTGTCGTCGTCCTATGCGTTTTCTGGCCCAAATGCACAGGTCATTTCAAGTTCTCCGTGTACTCAAACGTGGGATACCTCCTGCACAACTAATTTCACCACTAGCGTAGTCAATCCTCTCGGGCTTCCGATATCCACTACCGATCCGCTCGGCGGGACTCTGACGTACGTCTACAACAAGAACGATGCTTCGGTTACGGTCGGCCCCGCACCTTCCGGAGAACATGTAAAAACCATCCAAACCGAAGTAGACGGTCTCGGCAGAACCAAATCTGTCTGCACTTTGCAGACGAGTGGCGGCACGGCTTGTGGTCAGGCGATGGGCGGCTCTGGAATTCTCGATACTTACTCCTACTCGTTCGGGGCCGGAACAGCAACTACGTCAGTGACTCGTGGAACTCAGACCCACACGACTACCGTGGATGCTTTGGGCCGACCTATTTCAGTCACTACGCCCGAGTCCGGAACCACAACATATTACTATGACTCCGTTACTACCTCGGCATGTGGAACCGTAACTTCGGCAGGAACGCTATTAGAAATTAAAGACAATATAGGCAATTACTCCTGCTTCCTTCCAGACGGGGACGGGCGATACACATCAGTCGGAACCAACATCGCCAGCACTTCTCCATGCAAACGTTTCGCCTATGACAACGTGAACGGATTTTATGGGCAGGGATCTCCGACAGGGTACGTCGGAAATAATTTAGTGGGCCGCGTGGTAGAGGCGGAAACAGACGATTGCACTTGGCCGACTTCACCTGCGCACATGTTGACTGATGAATGGTTCAGCTACGACGCAGACGGGCGAATGACAGATATGTGGGAATCTACGCCGCATTCCGGAGGATACTACCACACATCTGTTGCCTACAACCCTAACGGCACGATCAATGCGCTCAACGGCATTCCCGGCTACGACGCGTACACCTCCGGAGTTGACGGCGAGGGTCGCCCGAGTACCGCCTCGCAGGGCACAACTACTATTATCAACGGGGTTACCTACGACGCGGGCAGCCGTCCGCTTTCCGTACTCGTTGGAACTTCTGGCGACAGCGATACTTTTACGTATGACGCCGTTGAGAAAATGAAGACCTACACGTTTTCCGTAAACGGCAAATCTGATGCCGGAGTATTGACTTGGGACCAAGACGGAACGCTGGGAACTCTCGCAATTACCGACACATTCAACACCGGAGGGTCACAGACCTGCAATTTCGCCTACGATGACGTTGCCCGTTTAACCGATGATAATTGTGGATCGACCCTGTGGCACCAAACGTACAGTTACGATCAATACGACAATCTCACGAAGACCGGAAATCCCGGTACTTCTTGGAATCCCGGCTATAACACAGCAAACAACGAAATGGTGGGAAGTTCGTATGACGCCGATGGGCATCTCCTCTACGATGGCGTGAACACCTACTCGTGGGACGCCTACGGGAAACTATCAAGCGCACGTTTAGGCAATGGAACTCCGGTATGTGGACAGAGCGGTTCATACTGCGTTACCTATGATGCTTTTGGTCGGATCGTTGAGGCCTCTAGCGGCAGCAGCACGTATGAATACCTATTCAGCCCTGTCGGGCGTGTAGCTACAACGAGCGGCGCAACCAATGTCTTCGAGTCTTTTTTACCTCTACCGGGAGGGCCATCTTTGAAGATGACCGGACCCAATGGTAGCGGAACAAAAGTAATTATTCACAAAGATTGGCTCGGTTCTGGACGGTTAGGGACAAACTTTGGATCGAGAAATATGGCGTGGGATGCTGCACGCACTCCATACGGAGAAGCCTACGCTACTTCGGGAACTGTAAAACAGGATTTCACGGGCGATCTGCAAGACATCATGCCGGGATTGTTCGACACACCAAATCGGGAATTGGCAACCAACGCTTCTCGGTGGCTGTCTCCTGACCCGGCTGGTGCGAGTTGGAATGCGTATTCGTATCCTACAAATCCTAATATTTCAACAGACCCGACAGGACTCTACGCCGGGGGTGTGGGGGCCGGGTTCCACTCTTGTCCGGCATATGGGGCTTGCGGCGATCTTACCGCTTTTGATGAACCGTACTCCCAAGCTTTAACTATAACTATACCTAGTAGCCCTATGAGCGACATCATAGACTTCTTTATCGGGCAGGATAACAATAGCCCATCTGGAGCGCAAGCTACGGGAGCCTTGTCCGGAGAAGAACAATTTTCTCTGCTGCCCCGAGGAACCGATGCTCTAGGTATGATAGGTGACTTTCAGTGGCCCAATAGAGATTCCAACGCGCAGTTTCAATATGCAGGAGACGTAGCTGGAACTCTCGGTCTTCACGGCCCGCTATCCAACGGAGAGGATTGGTGGCAACGAATATCCGATACGATGTCGGCTGTTGCGTTGCTCGGAAATGGCAGAAACGTTGAGCCCCGATTGATGCCTGTGCTGGAAAAGAATCCTTTCAGCATTAACGAAACCATAGACTTGATTGACCGTCTAAGTTCAGAAAACGGTGGCCTGACGGGTAACGGCGAACCCCTACCCTCGCAAGGGTCGGATGTGGAATTCTGGGATAAAGCTAGATACAGAGGCTCGCACGCAGATTCGTGGCAGTCGAAATGGGTTTCCTACGGAAACGAGGCTCCTACAACTTCGGCTTTCTATACTGGTTCGTTTAAGCCGGGGTATGCACCGTTGGATTCTAGCGTAATCCAACACCTTATAAATCTAGTGATTGGTTTGCAGTAGCTTTTCTATATACGAACAGGCCGGACATTCCAAATTGGAATGGTCGTGGTCGTGTGTCACGCCCGGAGGAAGAGAATCTATATTGGGGGGCTCATGTGGATGAGGCTTCTCGGCGTAGCGTGGGCCGAGAACCTTCAGTTCTTCTTCCGTCAACGGTGGCAATGTTCTCATTCCAATATTCTAACAAAGTGAAGGAAAATGTCAACTCCGAACTTGCAGGTTAAAAACGGCGGATTCGGGGAGAACGAACAGGCCGCGCCTAATCGCTTCTTGGCGTATCTCTTCGTCTGAGAACTTCGTAATGATCTTTCTTGGGCGCTGGTTATCACTCTGCTCCTTGGCCGTCGCCCATCGCACGTTTCCGGGCTCATAGTTGCCGTTATTGTTAATCCGGTCAAAAGTCCGGTCGGGTGGTTTCGGGCCTATTTCGTTTTCTACGTCTGTACGGAAAACAATAAAGGAATCCCGCCACTTTTTGCACATTACGATACCGCGACCGCCGTAATTTTCGTAGCTAATTTGATTGCCGTTTGTGGTGCGAGTTTTGATCCCATACCAAGTGGAGTAAAGAGGGTGCTTAGACCACCCCCGATGCTTGCCACAGTTTTTTATCGCTCCTGACCGAACTCGACTAATAACGCATAGCCGTTCATTACCACACTCGCATCGAAACCACCAGCGAGACACAAGCTCCATCCGCTTCCCGTGTTTAAGCCAAATCGACTCCCCACGACGGATTGCGGTCAGATTATGGAAACGACGCCCTGTATAATCCTTGTACTTTCCGAGATTGATTAGTCTTTTATTTTCTATTGCCAAGCATCCGCAGCTTTTCGTAACACCGCCAACAATCTGCCCACGGGCTACTAAACACTCGTTTCCGCAAGAACAGAGACACCGCCATTGACGGACTTTTTCTTTTCGGCTGCCACGAAGTATAGTACCTCCCACTCCCAAAACTGTAAGCCTACCGAATATGCTTCCGGTTAGGTCTTTCCGTATAGTACCCATTAGATCAGTATAGATTATTACGAGGAATTTGTCAAAGTGGCAACTCCAAATTTACAACTCGAAGGTGGCAATTTTCAGAATGCTTCTGGAGCCGTAATCGCTGGCGGAAAATTGTTGCTAACAATTTCGCACGACGAAAGTTATGCCAGCGGCCCCTCACAAATAGTTGGCGGGCAGAAATTTACTGTAACACTCGACAACAACGGAAACATTCCGGTTAGTCCGGCCTTCAAAGTGTACGATAATGCGGACCTCCTACCTAGCGGGAGCTTTTATATTGTCCGCTTGTTCGATTCTACCGGGGCAGAAGTTTGGGCCAGCCCGCAATACTGGACATTGCTAGCAAGCCCGAATCCTATAGACGTGGGAACGATTGTGCCTACGAACCCACCGGGCTCTGGGCTTAACTCGGGCGGGGCGACTCTACTTCTACAAACCAACGAAGTAAATAACGGTAGCCAGTCTCTTCTCGATCTGCACGCAGGAACCAACATAACGCTAACGGACAATGGTTCTGGCCGTGTGACGATTGCCTCTACGGGTGGTCCGACATTCAACACTACAGGACAGGGGTACTTCTTCGGGCCGGGAATCTTTGAACCAATCTCTGTCGTCACTCGCACCACAGGCGCGAGTTGGGTGGCGGCTCCTAATACGGTTTACGTAATTCAGTTCACTATGCACGTTAGCTTCCAAGTAAGTAAGGTTTCGATCAACGTCATTGGGAATGCAATCGGGAAACACGCGGGCTTCGGAATCTATTCGGCGGACGGGAACACGAAGTATGTGGATTCAGGAGCGATGAGCGTCGGGAGTATAGCTATTGTCACGTCCTCGATTTCGCCCGTTACACTCTCGCCCGGAACATATTTTTGGGCACAGACATCGGACGGATCAACCGCACAAATCAATATTTCTACGTCGGCTGGCACGAACGATGTGGCACTGATGAACGCCAACGCATCCTTCCCGCGATATGCTTTGGCCGCTAACGCCTCGGCTGCCGGAGTCTTGCCCGCTACGTTAGGGGCCTTGACTGCTGCGTCCGGAGTAACCCTTTTCGATACCGCCTTAGTGATGATGGAGCCGTAATGCAACCCACCTTCTTAACCATACTAAAACAATACCTCGATACTCTCCAATGGCCTGTGATTGCTATCATGGGAATCACAGGTGCTTGGAAAGCACGAGGTATTTGGCAAGATTATTGTTTGCGGGCAGACCGCGCCGAAGCCCGTGATATCAAGACAGCAGAGACTATCGAGCTTCTGGCTACCAACCATATACCACACTTGCAGATGGCTATAGAGACAAACACAGCGGCAGTCAAGGAAATGCAGGGTGATATCAAACTGGCTATTGCGACTCGCCCGCATCACGGGGATTAGTACGGTATATCGCACTCGGGCAGCGGCTCATCATCGTCACAACTCATAACGGTTGCGGATACTGAATCAAAATTGGGATAGTTGGCTACTTCTTGCGTAGCCTTATCTCGGGCTTCCTGTTCGTTTTCAGCATCGACCGTGACGCAGGTTTCTGCTTCGACAAGAACGAAATAGCTTTTCATTTAGTCCTCCAAGATCGTATCAACTTTCCTATTTGCATCCATTCCTCGTAGGTAAAATGGTCGTTCTTTGAGTAATTGCACCGTCTACAAGCAATTACTATATTTTCCAATTCGTAGGGCTTGCTGTTATCTTTTCTGTCCAAATTTGTTGCGGTTCCACCTTGCCCTTTTATTCTGTATTCAGGCCAGAAAATATCCTCGCCGCAATAATGGCATTCTTTTGTCTTGGTGAATTCGACAAACTGTTCGTAGGTGATAAGAACAGGGTAACGAGCCCGTTGAACCAGAGAATTATAATTAGATTCAAAAGGTCTTTTGCGGCGGTAGGGACGCGGGCCTTTGTGTCCACACATCCTACAACGCTTGCTTCTATGATACAGGGCTTGGGATAAACATTTGAACTTGCGCCCACAATTGCACCGAACATTCCAATACAACCGACCTCTTTCATACCCCGCACGGCTCAACACCAATCTAGCACCGAACCTCTGCCCAGATAAATCAGGAGTTCTTCTTGGCATCCTCTTCTATTTCTTTCTGAAGGAGAGCAAGACTTCGCCACACAGCCTTCGCCATGTGACGAAGCCCGTCTTTATCCCGAGTCCCTCGGGCCATGAAGTGCCTCATCATGGTATCTGCTTCGTCTTTTGACTTATCCCGATCCCAATGTACGGGCTGGCCGGGATTGTGCTGTTCGTTTCCCGTATAGGATACGAGCGAAACTTCGGCTACGGCGTCCGGGAAGTAGTCAAGGAAGCCCGTGGCAATTGGATACTTCTTTCTTTCCTTTGGATCATCGGGCAAGATTGATACCCGGCTAGGTGCTCCCCCAATTCCCACCATCTGATGCCCACGCATTCCCCGCCTTACTTCCTGCGAGTTAACTTCCCTAACTTCTAGAGCCTTCTTTGCATCTTCTGCGGTTTCAAAACCGTTCCCACCCGACGTAGCGGCAAACTCAACAATCTTGTCTTCGATCACGTAAAACATTTATCCTCACACTAGAACTGCTTTAGTTAAGGTTGACTTGAGGTCTTCCCACGTAGAGAAGACATTGACTTCGGGCAAGTAATGGAAGATGTTCTCCTTTGGGCCGCATACGATCAGAGTCTTTCCGAGGCCCATAGCGAATCCAGACTCGTGCATACGCCCGCCCCGACAGAACGGGATTAGAGGGTCTTGGGTGAAGAGAATCACTGCATCTGCCGCTATGATCTCGTTTAGGTCTTTCCGGGCGTGAGTCCTAAGATAATCGTCCGTTACATCGTGCAGTTTAGCGTTGCCCGCCATTTCCTCGTACGGCCAAGTAGATGTGACCTTGATTCCAAGGTTCTCTAGCTCCTGAGACTTCTCCGCTATTTCTCCCTTCCTTGAAAACCCCGCTGCTAAGTAAACCTTCAAATTAGTCCCTCACATGTTCTACAGGCTCGTCGGACGTGGGCTTATTCCACTTTCGGGCCTTGTTTATTGCTAGCTTTTCCTCGCACACTTTCATAAGCACATCCAAACTCATTCCGGCTCGGCGGGCAGCGTCGAACACCAAGAACTGACAGTCCGCGATCTCAACCCAATCGCAACTGTCTTGAGCCTCTCTAGCTTCCTTCTCCAAATGCTTTAGTGCCCCTAGTGGACCTCGTTCGGAATCCGTACCGAAAGTCGCCTGCGACCACTCAGATTGACCGTTCCAAAACTTCTGCACTACGCTCATTCCGCTCCTTTCGGCACTGCCGGAAGCCCGTACTGATGTTCCTTCTCTCGGGCAATCATCAAATCTCGAAACTTCTCTGCTCGCCCGTCTCCCGAGCGATCTCCTGTACCGACATTTCGTGCCTCGTTACCCACACTTACAACCTCCGGATAATTGGTCATAGGGTTTCTGTTTCGGGCGTTCGGACTTCGTAGATATAGTGCCCGCCTCTTCTTGATTGAACCCAACAGAACATTTGAAACATCCTGTTGCCTTCCATCGCCGATATAAGCGATTCGTTCCCGCTCCACCCACCCGTAGATATTTCGTACCGTCTTACGGGCAAGCCTAAATCGTTTAGAGTGTCCGATTGTGTCCAGCCCCAATCTGGCATCCACCACGCCGCCCGAACGTAATCCATTAGCCCGAGCCAATCGTTACCCCACTCCCGAATAACTTTCTCCGTCTCTTCGGCGGGATACCCATAACAATCCATTAGCGGGCTTGGATTCACTTCAACTTCTCCTGAATCTCTTTGGCGATAGCCGGGTTATCTTTCAGGTAGGCGATAGCGTTATCCCTACCTTGCCCGATACGATCTCCGCTCGCGAGCGAGTACCAGCTACCGCTCTTGACGATAAAACCAGCCGCTTCTCCGAGATCAATCAAGTCCGCTTCCCGTACAATTCCCTGCCCGTACATCAGGTCTACTTCCGCCTCACGGAAGGGGGGCCCCACCTTGTTTTTTACGCATTTGATTCGTGTACGAGCGCCTGTAACTGTTTCACCATCTTTGATCGCGGAGATACGTCTGATGTCTAGCCTCACGCTCGCAGAGAACTTCAGAGCCTTCCCTCCGGGCGTAGTCTCCGGGTTTCCGAACATTACTCCGAGCTTCTGACGAATCTGGTTGATGAATATCAGGCAAGTATTAGACTTATGGACAATGCCCGTTAACTTCCTGAGAGCCTGCCCCATCATCCTTGGCTGGAGACCCATGAACTGGTCCCCCATTTCTCCGTCGAGTTCCGCCTTGGGGACGAGGGCCGCTACTGAATCCACGACTACAACATCAACAGCGTTCGAGCGAACTAAAGCATCCGTGATCTCTAGAGCCTGCTCTCCGTAGTCAGGCTGACTGACGAGCAAGTTATCAACATCGACTCCGAGCTTCTTTGCGTAGGCCGTATCGAGCGCGTGCTCGGCATCGACAAACGCCGCCATCCCTCCGGCCTTCTGAGCCTCTGCGATTACTTGCAGAGAGAGGGTGGTCTTTCCTCCGCTTTCCGGACCATAGATTTCTACAACTCGCCCGCGAGGAAGCCCGCCAACTCCGAGCGCCAGATCGAGCTTCGGGCTGCCCGTACTGATTACCTTGACGGGCACGATTTCATTACCGCCTAAACGGGTGATCGAGCCCTTGCCAAACTGCTTCTCGATTTTGGCTACGGCAGTGTCTAGCTCTTTGCTCATGCCCGCCACTTTCCATTCTTAACCGTTACAATCGACCGCTGGCCGTTGGGGTATTGAACTACGTGGCTATGGCTCCAAGAACTCGGACCTTGGGTGTACGTCCAGTCAGGAGTCAACTTCGTGGAGGTTCCTGCAACATACAACCCGTGATAGATTCCGCAAGAGTGAGTATGAGCAGTAGTTGCTTTCACACCCATCTTACTGAGGTTATCGGGCGATCCGAAACGACCGTTGGGCCCGAGATTGCCGTGCATTCCGCACTCGACTTCTCCTACCATGTAGGATTCGTCGGGCAACAAGAACTTGATAGCTCCGGAAGCCAGTCCGGTTTCCGTAACTAACGCCCGGTCCATCAGGTTTACATTCTTAGGAAGCTTCCCCGCCCGAAGCTCGGCGTACATGAATTTCTGCAAGCTAAGGAACAACTCAGCATTGGCCGGGTCAAAGCGGTAGTCATAGTTCAACAGCCAAGATTCGATCCACGCCCCGTCGTGATTGGAATCGGGAACAACTGTCTTGCACCACGGGCGAAGGTACTTCTCCAGCATTGCCCGCGTCTGCCGAAGCTCCTCATCGACCCGATGCAGCCCACGCAGCCAAGTATGAAACCGCTTGTGCGGTTCCGTCTTGCCTTGCAGGTGACGGTTGGTAGAAGCACCTTCCATAACATCGTGTATAAACTGATGCTTGGGCTTCAAGGTATCCAGCATGTTAAGGGAGGCTTCAACGACCGTCGTCTCCGCCATTGTTGCGTGCAAGTCTCCCCAAGTGATTGCCTGAACCGACTCGCCAGTCCTAACCTTCCCATCTTCCGCTACAACATCCAAATCCTGAATAATCCGGCCATTCTTACGGGCAGCAACTTGTCTGACCCACCAGTTGCCTTCACTATCAACTTCGACCAAGAGGAAGGAATAGCGGTGATGATGCTCTGCTTTCTGACCCGCCTTCTTCTGGATGTAGTTCAACTGCGTAGCCGCACCCGTCGTATACAGCATTTTGGCGGGCTTGTTCGAAGGCATAGCGACAGAACGCATTTCAACTTTTGTGTGGGGGAAGATAACGCTTGAACTGCCTTTGTGTGATTCCAGTCCGGATAACGGATTCTGCTCGGTAGGCAGAATGTTCATTTCTCCGCACCACGTAAGGTTCGGAGCTAGCAGGACAGTGCTGTCCTTGATGTAGGGCTGGATTCGTTCGTCAAACCACAACTCGAACTCGTACGGCTTCTTCGTGCCCCGCTTTACCGCGAGCTTCCCGAAGCGATTCTGATTGTAGGAGAAGGTTCCAACAAATATTTCTGCATCGTAATGCTCGGCCACCGCCTTGAGATTCTCCCAGAAGGCGTCATGTGCGTACGTATTGTTCTGCGCCGACGTTAGAACGTATCGCTTAATCTTGCCCGGAGCCGGAAGGGGTAGCTTCTCTTCCTTGGACCTAAGTTGCCCGCCAGCCAACGGCTTACCAACTCCAGCTTTGCGCTGAGTTGGGGTCAGTTTATCCGTAATGACTTCGAGCAGAGCATCGTGGGTAGGAAAGAACTTAGCCCGCTGCTTGTCTGTATACTGAGATTTCGACCGTAGATAATCGCGAGTAAGAGGCCCTTGCAACGACAGAGCAACTTCTAGAGCATCAGAAACAATATCGTTTTTGGTCACTGAGTTGGACATGATTTCCCTTTCAAAATACTAGCAATAATGGGAGAGTTTGTCAACTTGACAACTAGACATGCAGTACCAGATATGCGCCGAGCGCAATTCCCGCCCCTACGCCCGTAAAGAAAGTCTTGATCTTGCTCTTGCGGGCTTTGGCTTTGATCTCGTTAACTTGCGCCACACAAGCTTTCTGGCCGTCTGTGATCTCGACTTTCAGCCCTGATACTTGCCCGTTCAATCCTGACACAACTCCGTTCAACCCCGTGATCTGAGAATCCTTGTTAGAGATAACTGTCTGCTGATCTTTGACGTTCTGTTCGAGTGCGGGCAAGGATTCGAGCTTCTGAACCGTCTGTAACTCTACGGGCGGGCTAACTACGAATCCGTTTACCGTACTATCGACACCCGCAGATACACCCAATAACACCTGATGGCGTAACGCCAATTCAGGTAGTGCCAATCCTGCATCTGTCTTCTGCTGAGTCTGGACGGCTTGATTACGGGCGGCGATGCCCGAGACTAACGTCTGATTCTGCCGGGTCAAGGTATCGAGCATTGCCTGATACTGTTGCTCGCGGGCGTCCTGCTGCTTCTGGAGTTCAGAATTCTTAGCAACCTGATCTTCGAGCACCTTCTGAGCTACCGCGTTCTTTGCGAGCGCCGTATCGTATGAGCGGTTGATCCACAGGCGGGCTGTATATCCAATCACGGCCAAGACAAAAATCACGGCCAAGATTCTTTCGTGCTCGCGAAACCATTTCAAATAAGTATCTAGCATTATTTCTCCTTCGGGGGCCCGTAAACCATGCGCTTCTTGTACTGAGCCTTACCGATCAATCCGAACCGTTCTTCTCCGAGCGCCTGAGTTGCCGGGGGATTATCGTGGTAGTCCGCGAGAGCCCGTAAGACTTCAGATACGTTATCCGGATAGACACTTTCGATCAGACCGTAAGCCCGGTTCAGACGCCACTCTAAAATTCCGCGAATCTTGCCTGAAGCGTGGTGGTGGTCTGTTCCTTCGCGCTTGCCGAGCAATACCTGATAGACCTTGTGATTCTTCTGGAACTCTCGGATACTGGAGTGCTCCTCGGGCGTCAGACGGAACAGAACTTTTAACCGTCTTGCCCGAGCCTTGGCGTTATAAACTACTGTCATACCAAGCCCCAAGTATTGCCCACGCGCAGCCCGTTAAGAATCCGTATAGAAGACACTGCGGGAACGGGGTGAACAACCCGAAAACAGTTCCGAACACAAGCGATCCGGCTAAACTCACGATCTTCCCGGTCTTCACTGCTTCCTCGCGGGCAACTTGATAGGGATCTGTAGCTGTGCGAGCACCGCCTTATACAACTCCAACTGCCGGACTAGATCACGGTTTTCGTCCGCCAAGGCTTGGCCGATAGCCTTCAACTGCTCGTTGTGAGTCCGGGCGGCGTGGTAGTTAACATTCAAGCGATCAAATTCTTTCTTGCTTGCCCAGAACATCAGTTCATCCTTTCGGGCTTCAAGATAGACTCGATCAAGCCCGCTAATTGGTGCATGTGCTCCTCGTTCAACACGGCGTTTACGGGCCTCTGAAGCACGTTATTGAGAGTGAGTTTCATGTACGTCAGTTCGGTTTCCGCACGGGCGACCTCACGCTGAGAGTCAATCGCCCGTTGAGTTAATTCGAGGTTATTATCCCCGAGAATCTTGAAAGCCTTACGAAGCCCGTAGATATAGACAACGGACACAGTTAATAGAACGGCCAAGATTACAAGCAGGATAGGCATCAGAAGTTTCCCGGAGCAACTTGGAATACCCGCAGTCCACGGGATCGGTACATATCAACTACCTGCTGCCGATCTTCGAACACGCCCGCGATATCCTTGCCGAAGATACTAATGATGCTGTCTAGAAGTTCGGACTTAACAACATTGTCTTCCCGGTGATCCCCGGCTTTCCGCATGAACATCTCCCCCACGGGGATATGGTATTTATCCATCCACTCGTCTGTTAGTCTGCGGATATCTTCTGAGCGCCCGGTAGAATAGACTATTTCGTGGCCTTCTGCGCTCAAAGATTGGGCAACCTTAACGACCTCTGGAATGGGGGAATCGTCCGCGCAATCAGAAAAGAAGCCCGTCCAATCTTTAGGCGTCTTCTGAATGTGGTGCAGACGGTGGGTCAGGTCTGCGAGAGTCCCGTCAATATCGAAGATATAAATCATACCTATCCTTTCGGTGCAGGCGACGACCAACCGCCTTGCCCGCGAACCATACGGGCTGGAGTTGCAATAATGTTTTCCGTATCAGACCCGCACTTCTCACACGACAAACGGTTATACACTTTCGAGATCGGGCGAATGGCTTCCTGCTCGTGCTTGCACTTCTTGTTGCGACAGCGGTAGAGGTAAAGTGGCACCGGGCAATCTCCTAGAACAAGAAATCAAACGGGGTGTTAGGAATCTTCTTAAAGAACACAACTTGCAATCGCCCGTTATCGTCCGCTTGAAGCCCTGTTTCGTACCCGAGTTTGGCTGCTGTTTGGACGTGAGCGTAAAGTTCGGAAACTTTGGCTACAGGTGTTTGTCCGGCTGTTGCATCGACGGGGTTGATTTCGTAGTGATACGGGCGAGCGACCACGCGGTTTGTAACCTCATCCGCGTAGGCTTTGCCTATCTTCTTCAGCTTGGCTACTTCCTCTTGCAGTGACTTCAGTGTTTTCTTCATAATTCTCCTTATGCTCCATGTACATCATCAGGATCAGCACAACCGTCTGCTTGAGATTCTGCAATCTGAGTAGCAGCTTCTACAGTTACGGGCGGCTGTACGGTTTCCGGATTACGGGGACTAGGCGCGAGATAGGCATACATCAGATAATCTCGCAGACAAGTAGGTGAGCAGAACGGTCTCGGATACTGCGCGTTGGACGGGCTTCTTTCTGGCAGTATCAGGGACATAAAATTATCCCCGGCTTCTGGGAACGGGTCTTGATCGTTGAACGTAAATGACACGGGTTTATCTTGCCTGTGACGACTAGCGCAACGCGGAGACTCGCAACTGATAGTTACTTCTTTGACGATCCGGTCGTTCTCAGACAATACGAGCGACTGGCCGTTGGCTTGACGAACTATGACTTGAGCAGTAGGCATTAGGATTCCTGAATGTTGATAGTTACGGTTACGGGCGACCCTATCTTGAACACGCCCGGTAATTCCAGATGGCTCAGAGAGGCGAGATAGTCGTTGTCCGGCATTTCTACTTCTAAGGAGGTCTTCATTTCCTCCGTCATTTTCTGAGTTACATCTTTGGGAAACTTATACCGGATGTTGTTGCCCGATACCCGACCTTTGAAAACAAATTCAGCCATTACTCCTCCAAATCAAACGGTTTACTGAACTGCAACTTCCGGTCTGCGTGCCCGATATCATCGTGGCACTTCTGGCAAATACCCACGCCGTTCTCTAGACTTACTTCTCCCCCTCCTATTGCTTTACCCTTGGGGGCTTGTTCGTGCATGTGCATGCGGGCGTACAGCGGGCCATTCTCAGTTATCCGTTTCCCGCACCACTCACACTGCCCGTTACAGCGTTGCCAGATTTGAAATCGAACCTCAGCAATTGCGTCACGCTTGGGGCAGGTAAAGAGCAGACTCGCGCCCATTGCCCGCTTCCAATCTTCCCCGTGAGTTGATCGGAAGATACGGATTACTCTCCCTTCGGGAGACCGCTCGACCCACACGGTATTACGGGCGTTCACTTCGTAAGCTGTCGAGCGTAGGACGCCCGTTAACTTCCTTCGGGTTTAGAACATGGCCCCAAGTTGAGAGGAACTCCTGAACCATCCTCTGCATGACGATCTTGCGGGTCATCCACTCGCTTGTATTCTCGGGCAGCGGCTCGGCCTGTTCCGCCGCCCGTAAACCTCGTTCAATTTCTTCCCGTTCTTCTTCCGTACAGAAGAATCCACCGAGATCAAACCATTTGCCTTTCTCTGGCTTCTCATGTCGGGCTACGGCTACTTCTGCTCGAAACTGTTCAGTGTCAACCTTCGGGTCCAGAGCCTTTTCGAGCAACTCCTTAGCAGACTTTCCCGTTCTCTTTACGTACATTGCTAAAGGCATGGCCTTTGAAATTCCGATCTCGACTAACTTCTCTTTCGAGATTTCAGGCAGCAGATGATGAGCTACGGCCTTCGCTCCGTAAAGTTGAGTCCTAGATTTGCCAAACCTAGGCTCGCACCATTCACGCATATAAGCATCAAAAGTTCGGAATTTACGAACCGTCCATGCTTTAGAATTCTCTACATCATCAAGAGCAAGCCCGATCTCTACATACGTTTTCTGGAGGGACTCTCGCCCGTCCCTCGCGGTATCAAGCAGCCCGTCAACCCTTGCGAGCAACCTTCGGGAGACCGACTCATCAGTTTTCGGGAGAAGTTCTTGTACGGGAGTCACTTCGAAACCTCGTTCAATTCCTTGAGCAACTGCGCATAACGAGAGTCAAAAGGCATAAACATCATCTTTTCGGCTAGGAAATCTACGAGTTGTTGGAGGCCCGGAAAGCCCTCCAACCTCGCCCGTATCTCAGAAACTTTGATTGGTTCGGGCATTCGGTTTCCGTATTACAGTTGAACCCCGTCGAGCGAGATACCAGCGTTAGCCGTCATTACAGCTTCACGAACCTTGAGGATAGCAGTTAGCCTATCCTGCCCGTAAGGAACGTTCTGGAGAATAACCTTGGCGAAATACTTGCCTGCTTCCCGAATGGCTTGGAACTTCGGGAGCGTCGTCAAAGTAGGCGAGTGGTACGTAAAAATGTGGTCAATAACGGCTTCGGGCGACATCGCGGGAACCGGGGAATATGCCTGCTGAGCAGCTTGCCCGTAACAGTCCTGCGGGGCGTATGTCTTCTCAGCATACAAATTGGGGTCTTCGTTTTTCAGATTCAATGGACTTCTCCTGAGAGTTTGGATCACTTCAAAAGCACAACTCATAATCTATCGGATTTCCAAATCTTTGTCAAGTTGACAATGTTTCGAGCGATACTCGGGCGAGATTCCGATCAAGTGTAGAATAATCTCTGCGGCATCAAATACGGCTTTCCGGCGCTGTACGTTTGCCGGACAAGGGTCTTTGTACTTCTCAAGCTCGATATACAGCTTCATTTCTATGTACAGGTGGTGTAAAGCCCGATGCAACTTGTATTGCCCGTAAACCCTTCTCCACCAAGCCCTCATTGCCCGCCTCCAAACAGATTAGGTTCTTCAACCGACGCTACCTCACTAAACGTGCTAATTCCGCCAAGGAACAGCAGGCGGGTGAAACTCTTGCCCGGACCTTTCTCACGCACCTTCTGGAGACGCAGGTCCGTCAAAGGATCGTATTCGTTTGTCCCGTACTCCGCGTCATCCCCGGTATGCTTGACTTCTTCCCGGTGGATGTTGAACACGAAGGAGGAGTCGTTCTGTACAGCTTTCGAGCCATCAAGATCGGACACATGGTTAACCTTGCGCTTGTGGTTTTGGTCGGCCTTTCGGGACTGGTGGAGATTTATCCACTTTAGTCCGTAGGCCCCCGCCATATTAGTTATGCGCTGCATGGCGTTTGCCTGCGCTTTGATAGGATCATGCTCGTTCCGGCAAAGGAAGCCTAAGTTGTCGAGCACAGCGACTGTACCTCCGAAGCGGCGGACGGCAGCCTCCATCAAGTCCAGAACCTCGGTGATGTTTGTGAAAGAGGTATTCCGGCCAATGTAATACTTCAAGTCTGGGGGCAGCATCTTGCCCGCTATGTGGTAGTCTTCTTCGGTCAAAGTGAGGCGGTCTTTTCGAAGCAGATGAGAAGCCAAGATAGTGTTGATCTGCTCTTGGTTCATCTCAGCCTGATAGTTGATAACCGTCTCGTTGTGCTTCAGAGCCGCGTGAAGAGTCCATTGGAAAGCAAGAGTGGTCTTTCCCATGCCCGAGTCCGTTGAGTAAATCGTAGTGACGGTTCCGGGCGTGATGATAGCCATGTCATCTACAGACTTCCACGGAGCCCGCAAACGGTACGGATTGTCTGCCGAGCTACTTTGACTCGCTGTTAGAAGGCTCTGACGAACGTCATAGACACCCTCCATCGGTTTGCTGCGAGCGACCTCTACGAGCTTCTGAATCTCCGTACGGAATGCGGATACGTCGCCCGAACACTTCTTCAGAAAATACTCATTAGCATCTTTGCACCCATCCGGCCATCGGAGCCAAAACGTGCGTTCTTTCATATCAACAAATAAGCGAGACATGGCCTTCTTGCCCGCGTCATCGTTATCGCCCGCGAGGACTACGTATTCGGCGGACAACAATAAATCCTTGTCTGCGGGTGTCAGTTGATACGTAGCATTCGGAAGACTGACGGCCCGGAAACCCGCTTGCTCCAGAACACAAGCATCTAGCTCTCCTTCAACAAGGAACGCAGGTTCGAGAAAGTCAATAGTCTCTCGATTAAACAGGACCGTAGACATTCCGGGCTGCTTACAAAAGGACTTAGACACGATGCTTCGGTATTTAATACTTGTAACATTTCCATCACCGAAGGTTGGGAAAGTGATCCAACCGCTAGCCGATACTTTAGCTCCAGATTCTCCGGCGAGTTTACCAACATCACTTCGAAAACCGATTCTAAGACGTTTAGCCGTTGGTGCATCAATTCCTCTGCTTTTAAGGAAAGTGAGGGCAGCGGGCGAATTCTGTAGCGCGGACTCGAAGGCTTTGTACGACTCTTCCGGGTAAGTTTTGACACTAGCTTTCTCCTGAGATACGGGCTTGAATACGGTTTCCACACGGGCTCGGTCTCCCGCCCACGCACTACAGAACTCTCGGACAATATGAACGGCTTGTTTGAAGTCAACTCCATCGGCCTTTTGCACACAGTCGATCACGCTGCCCGACACGTTACAGGCCATACAGTGATGAATCCACGTACCCTCGTGTTGGTAGACATCCAAACTAGGGTTCTTGTCTGAATGCCAGATACACGGGCCCCTCCATCGCCGCCCGTCCTGCTTGAGCGATAGCCGGGTACGGTAGAGATCGAGTACGCGGGGATGTTGTTTTAACTCTTGGAGGCTATTTTCTGACAAGCAGTGACTCCTCGGGCGACTAGATAACCGATCAAATGTTCGGGAGTTGACCCGCGTTGTTCCGGAATAACAAACTCGTAAACGAAAGTATCTTCTATTTTTTCTGCCTTGGTAATAATCACAGTATCGCCCGCGTGCTGGTTCCAAGGATGCTCGACAATTCGTACCAAATCCCCGACTTCGTATTTCATTGCCCGCCTCTTTTCCGTACCATCAACCAGACAATCAGCACAGTGTTTACGGGCGACAGTAGCCCGCTAATCCACATAAACCAAAGCTCCGGGTGAGTCCAGTGCCCGTTATGAATCACGGGCAGGAATGTCCCATTTCATCGTGAAGATACTCGCCACACTTCGGACAATGATCTATGTCTACGGGCTTCGACCACAGTTTATGGGTATGCCGTTCCCACGTATGCAGCCCGTTCGTTTTCCGTATAGTCGCCCGCAAAGCTTCCTCCACGATCTTTACGCACTCGTCAGTGGCTTCTTGTACGGTCAGAGATACCATTCCGTACCCTCCTGCCCTTTTCTGCATCCTATCGGCTATTTTCCAGCGGTCTATTGCGTTCATTTCCGCTTCCAGTCCTGCCCATTAGCCAAGGTAGCCTTCTCGGGCATACATTTCACGCATCGACTCCCCAGCCCGCCCCACTCCAGAACGACCCGCTTGCCCGTTATCTTCTTTCCGCATTTACCGCATACATCTTGCCTAGCTCGCGCCATGCTTCAAATACTCCCTTAACGCACGATAAACTCAACAGGATTGAAAGGAACCATGCCTAAGATTTACTACCGTCCCGGATAGGGCACCAAGTTGGGCCGAACCTTATAGAGTCTAGCCAATCCAAGAACACATCCAATGGGTAGTCTGACTTTGCCATATTACAAAACCCACAAGATAGCGCTATGTTGGATTCGTCGTCAGGCCCACCAACAGAAATGGGGATAATGTGATCTAAATGTATTGATGCTCCGTTGAACTTATTTCCGCAGTACCAACAAAGCCAACCGAATCTACGAGATAGAGAAAATTGAAGTGTACGTCTTTCCGTAGCAGTTCGAGACACACGTACGGTTTTATTTGGATTGGGTGTAAATGCCACTTGGGAGTCCTTAAGGTGGGAAGATAGGCGAGGGAATTCAGTGCCTATTACATTAGATGCTACTACCCACCGAAAGGATGCATGATTTGTCATTTCGACAATCTTTTCCATATCCGCAGTCCGTTTTCCGTATGCCAGAGGACTTTCTTACATAGGGGGCAGGCAAGCATGTTAGTTTTCCCGTGTATAGTTTTGCCCGTCGTCACAGGCGAAAGTTGTAGTCGGTGGAATAAAGGTAACCCCAACCTTCCCATTGCTCAGTACCGTAGTGGCACTCCCGCCCTGAGTATGAGCTACGGGCTTGCAGTGGTGAATGGCGGAGAAGGACTCCCAAGCCATCTCCTCTTGATAAGCCGCGTACCCAACTAGCCCGATAATAGCTACGATGAACACGACTATGATCCAAGGTCTGTCTAAAAACCAATTCATAATCCATCCCCCAAAGTGTCTTCTACGAGGTCCGCGAGGTCTGACTCTTCCTTCATCCGGGCAGCCAATTCTTCAGCGGCCTTTTTCTGTTCAGCTTCCGTACTCGCCCGTAGCAACTCTTGGGTACGAACTTCTTTCTCTCGTCTACGGGCTTGGACTGCTAGTAACTGCTCGGCAGCTTCCGTAAACGTCTTAGCTGCCTGCCGAACAGAGAAGTCATCGTTCTCAATGTTTCCCCAGAACTCTTGGAAGGCTGATTTGATGTCTGCGGGCGAGTGTTCAGCCATCAGACGCCCGACAGCCGCTTGCTGCTCGCGATTGAACAGTACCCGGTTGTCTGAGATCGCGGCCAACTCGTTCAACAGGGCATACAGGTCTCCCTTGGGCTTGAGTTGAATAACCCCCGTACAGATTCCGGGAGCCACTTTCAAAAACTCGGAGACTGGCTTCTGAATCTGATCTCCCTTTCGGGTTTCCGCCCACTCTTCAAAAGCCTCGTGAACCCTGCGCTCCCCAAATACCTCGGCCAACTGTTTCAGGTTGTCCCACGTTTCCTGCCATCGGTCGGGTTCGGGCTGACACCCGAGATTTAACAGGCAAGACTTGACGACCTTCTTCTTGATAGACATTACTAGTTCCACCTATCCGCGAATTGATCGAGCGAGAGCGAGGGGGTTGATTCCTCTGTCTCTACTTCACTCTGGCTCTGACTATTACTCTCTCTCTTACTCTTACTAGTTAACTCTTCGTTGACGACGGGCTGACTTCCGTTGAACGTGCGTTTAACGGACGCTGACTTGCGGCCTAATTCGGCCATTTTCTCCCGTTTGTCTAGCAGCTTGCCCCAGTCCTCCACCACCCTTTTGTTACCTATCAGTCCGTTTTCCGTAGTTTCGAAGCGGGCGAGCACGGGACCACTATTTGCCCGCCATTGCTCCAGAGATTCACATCCGGCCAAAACCCACAGAATGGCTTCTTCTTTCGGAAGATACGGGCGTGTGCTGTGAAAGAACGACGCCTGCAAAAGAGTTCGGTACATCCATCTCTGAACAGGAGTCATCCCCCGGACATACACATCCGATAGAAACTCTTCTTCGTTCCAAGGCTGGTATCCGGGCTTCTGCTTATACACTAGGGCCTCCACCGGACAGCGTTCTTGGCCTTAGACCACTCTTCCTTAGTTAGCTTGTCATCGTCTCCGAACGATATGGGATCGAACTTCACAGACGATTCTTCATCAATCCCAAACATGAAGTTTGCGGGCACTAGCGGGCTCGAACCAAGAAGCACCACCAGAAACCCACCCACGAAACATCCGGAAATTTTCTTAACTGTGGCAGAGTCTTGCTTCCATTGATCTAACGAAAGATAGGGCTTTACTTCTGAAAGAATGAATCCCGGATCGGACTCTAAATCATTAGCAGCTAGAGTGATTTGGAAATCAGGTCTCCACGCTACGAGATTTACAAGGGGCTCGTAATCGTAGCTGATGTTACGAATATCAAAGAAGCACGCCCAAGAAGCCTCCAGTTCCGAGCGGAAGTCAACACCGTTGTAGGTTGTGGGGCGGGATTTGATGGAGTGTTTGAATACATTGTTCATCATAGCTCCGCTAGAGAATCTTCCTTTTCCGGTTTAACAACCCGTCTCAAATGCTTGAACCTATCGTAGATGGTAAAAATACAGCCGAACGTATGCCAGTCAAGATCGAACTCTTCAGGCTTGTATCTACGAGCTTCAAAATCCCCGCCCTCTTTATCCATCCGTAAACCGTATCGGACCTTCGGAAGAAGCCCGTGCATCTCTTCGTAAATCTTTGCGTACGGAGTCATTTGTACCGGGCATTCAGGCCACAGAGCCTTCGTGGATTTGTAGTCCACAATCGAAAACTCATCATCTACATAGCCAATCCAGTCCGGACGCCCGCACACCCCTGTTTCGAGTGAGTAGAGAGGCTCCTCTACAGCTACAGGCACCATCTTGTGCTTGCTGAAGAAATCGAGAGCGTTCTCTATGCAATTCCGAGGCTGTCTTTCTTCGGGCTTGGGAGGAATATCCGTTTTGCGTATGACCGCCCGCCAGTAGTCCCTGATCCAGTCATGCGCCGAGGTTCCAATATCGGCGGCTTCCTCGCGCTTGGTTTCAGCCCAAGTTCTTGCCCGTTCAATAATCTTGAAAACATCCTGTACTGAAAACGAATCCTGCTCGACAAGTTTACGGATGTTCTCTTCAATGTAATCACATGTGATTCTGATAGCCCACGGTTTGATTGCAGGCTTATTAAGCACATTGAGAATAGTGGTTACGTTGGAAGCGTGAGTAGGCTTCCCTCCGTCCACAGACACTCGGTAGCGATGAGAGGAATCCCGGTAAAGGAGTTTTACTCGCCCGTTATAGAGATCAAATGATTCTTCGGGCTGGACTATCTTAGCCACGGCTGCCGCCTACCACGCCCCAGAACACGAAGGCCGCGAAGAACACCCCTATTCCGACCCCGATTGCCCCGTAGTAAGGAAGCCAAACAGCGGATATCAGCCCGGACGCTAATCCCGGAAGGAACGACAGCAGAAGAACACCTTGTACTTCTTGGTCAGTAGTCATTGTTGCTATTCCTCTATAGTTGTTGATAAGTACCGACGTTTCGTAACTAACGTGCTCGAAAATAAATCAGACACACCAAGCCCGTAATAGCCACGAGCAATTGCAGCACGGCACACACAGTACGGATTGTGGACTTGCGGGCGTCGGTCATCAGTCGTTAGCGAAACATCCACCAGTTCTAACCCACAGTTTTACGTCGTCCCACAAACCGCAGGTTGTAGTTCCATCGTCATTGCGAGTCAATGCCGGACACGGGCCTCGCCAATTTTCGGCTTTAGGAGCCCAAGGATCGTGTCCCGGTCTAAACTTAGCCATAGCAATATGGCAGAGTTCTCGCTCGCAGCAGACGCCGCAGCGATTACACGCCTGTCCATAAGCAGGCTTCTGGAGAATGACTAGACTCATTTGATCTCGTAAGACATACACTTGTTATCTAGCTGGACGCCCGTAAGATGGACGTTCTTGTAGTCGGGCTCCCCGTCCTTCAGAGGAGCAACAGCCTTGACGTTCTCAGACAAGATCACGCAATTCTTGCCCGACCAGACAGCGAACGCCTCTTTCTCTCGGGCACCCGCTGCTGTACAGAAAACGAATAGACACATAAGCCCGTACTTCATTTCGCAGCCGCCACAGAGTAGTGAACAATTTCATACACGCCCGGACCAACGGCAAACGACTGAGTAAAGAACCGTCCTCCGAGATAGGACATACCGAACACGCCCGCAAAGGCGGGTAGCTCGGAATCCCAATGTTCGTGTGAACGTGGGTTTCGACAGGCAATAACCAACGCGGCAGCCGCGCCCGCCTGAGATAACCAGAACGTCTTTGACTTGAAGAACTGCTTGTTAGTTCTTAGGGGAGGGTCTTGCCAAGACTTCCGGAACGTGAAGAAGCTCGCGGGCTTCGGTTGAGGCTCAGGAGCATCGGGGAGGGCTTGCCCGTAAACCATCGGGCAAAGCAACGTAGCGAAAGTGAGTAGTAGGGTTTTCATTAGAAAATGTCCGGCTCCTCTACAGGCTGTTGCTGACGGGCTGCGGGCTTATGAGACGGCTCTCCATCCGCTTTCCGGACATCAATCGTGTTAGCTACGATATCTGTAGAGGTCTTCTGCTGACCCTGCCACTCGTAGTTGCGGCTCGTGAGACGCCCGTACATTGTGAACTTGGTTCCGGGTGCGAGTTGCGCGATAGCTTCCGCTAGATCGTTCCAAGCAGTGACCTTGAATACGAACGGGTCTTTAGCAGACTTGCCGTATCCGTTGGGCACGGTCATTTCGAAGTTAGCGAGGGCTGCGCCCTTCGCGGTGTACTTTACGACGGGCTCGCCCGCTAAAGCACCTTCAATAACTACCAGAGTTGATGACATCAGTTTTGCTCCTTGGGAGATATAAAGAACGAGAATGGCTTTACGGGCAGGAGGGCATCAAACTTCTCTATGAAATCGGATACCTTTTTGGGAAGCCTGATAAGGGTTGCCGGGGCAGGACAGTAACTATCACACCCGACCCAAAGGGATTTATTATTCGTGGCCCTCTTTAACGCCAAAGCTACGGGGCAGTTATTAGCTATCCCTATTTTCCCGGTCTTAAGAAACTTTTTCGCCTTCTCGATATCCTTTTCGGTAACTTCAATCTTGATTTTCATGGATTCACCTTCTTTACGGCTTCTAACGTGTGGCAAGCGAGAACACTAGGGGGAGGGGATTCGACACGCGCCACTTCAACTGCCCGTGAATACACGATAACAATTTCATCTTCGCTTGTCAAGTTGACAAACATCTCGGTGGCTTTAGGCCCGCAGAAAAGCAGGGATTCCGAGTACAGCAACGGTGCGTATGCGGGCTTCCACGTCAGAACCGTCCATTGCTTGCCCGAAATACGGATTACATCGAGACCCGCAACTGTTCCCATCTGGTACGTACGTGGATTCGTGTAGTGGAAGATATCAGGCACGGGCTTTGAAGGTTGTTTGGGAGCAGCGTGCCCGCGAATCTCCGTCCAAAACAAAATGAGCAGGGTCACGATAATGACCACTGCCCATCGGAAGAGGTTGCCGAGATAGCGCATTAGACCTTCAGATTCCGGCGAACGACGCCCGCCAGCCCGACCAATCCAGTGCCTAGCAAAGTCAGCGATCCGGGCTCCGGAACTGCTGCACTCCCGTTGTTAATGTTCCCGTTTCCAAGGCTTCCGTAAGACCATTGCCCGTTTACCGGACTACCGTTGAGGCGCTCAGTGAACACGCCCGTGTACGGGACATAAGACCACTGTCCGGTTTTCGAACTGTAGGAATAGTCGTAGCCCGAGAACAGCGCCTTGAATACGTCAGTATTTGAGTTGAAAACCCCGTTGTACAGGCTTCCGTATAGCTCGGTATACTGCGTTCCACTCTTGTTAGTGAAGTAATCGTACGCCCATCCGGACATGCTTCCCTTACTCCCGTAGGCGTAGAACTCCATCTCGTTCCAGTTGTGATTCGAGCCCGTACCGTAGCTGTAACCGTACAGATAGTTGTAGGAGCCCGAAGTGTAGGTGTAGGCTTCGCTGCCATAGTTGGAATTCCACGACACCGAATTGATAGAGTTTGCGAATGCGGGCAACGATGCCAGCATCAGAACGAAGATTAGCTTGAGTGTTTTCATGTTCTCCCTAGAATTTGTAAGTCTTTTCGTTTGAGCGTTTCAGGTTATCACCCGCAAGGTAAACAGATTTTCCCGTTACCTCGGAGCCCGCAGTAAAAGCCCAACAATCGTCTTCTTTTCCTTTTACCACGATTTCTATTACGATTTCTCGGGTTTCCTGATCTATCCAAGTGCTTACCTCTCGGATGACCTTTCCTCTAAGTTTCGGGTGAACGATTTTCTTAGTCATTGTGTTAGCAACTCCTTCAACTTCCCGTTTTTCTCAGCAGCCTCTAACTCATCAAACATTCGGTTCATTTGAACGAAAGGGATATCTTGAGTTGTAGTTACCTTGCCTGCCCGCAACAGATACGGGCCTATTCCTTCAAACCCTTTCGCCTTCAGAGCCTTCGCCCGTTCAACAAAGACCTTACGTTCGGCTTCAGTTGCTAGACGGTTGTCTTCGGGCTTCGGTTGTAGGTTCTCGGGCAAGTCGTTATCCGTGATCGGATTCTCCGGAGTTACCGTGTTGTTCCCGAAGTTGAACGAGGTAGCTTTGTTTTCGGGCTTGGGTTCAAATTGCCCACTCCACGGAAGATGATGATCTTCGGGTTCGGCTTTCTTCTTAGCCGCTGGCTTAGCTGCGGGCTTTGGCTTCTGTACGGAAACCGGAGTCGGGTCAGGCTTGCTCGGCTGCGCTGCCGCCTGCCCGTTATTCAGCGCACTAGTTTTCTCCGGCATAACCTTGGTGAATGATCCGCCCGCTTGCTTCTCAAACTTCTCTGACTCCTCTTCCTCGGGCCCGTGCAAATCTCCCTTGTGCCAGAGGTCCAAAGCCGCGCCAAAACGCATAGCGGCGTTTCGCAGGGCGTCTCCGATGCGTTCTTTCATGGCATCGCCGCCCGTCTTACCTTGAGCATCCCCGTACCCCAAGCGGGTGACGCCCGCAACGGTCAACTTGATCCACATTCCGCCGTTTGCATCCAGAAACGGAGTTCCATCCGCAGCAAAAGACAAAGGTTCCCAAGACCACTGAGGATCAGCCTCCAGCAAGCGATCTGTGATAGCGGCGTGCCCGACATAACTCAGTTGCACGGACGGGAGTTTATGAAACCCTCCGCAGTCCCGGCACCGACCGGGCTGGTTATCCTTCTTCGTGGACTTGCACATCTTGGAAATCTGGTGGGGCTCGAAGGGCTTACGCATCAACTTCAAAGCGGAATCTTTGGCAGGTAGCACGACCGATATGTTGCCCGTTATATTTGAATTTACTTCTGACATTGTTTCCTCGCGTTCTTGTTAAGCCCGAAGTCTGCCCGTTTCTCTCCTCGGGCGATCTTGGGCAGGCAACTCTGAACTCCAAGTTGAGTCAGCAAAGTTGTTGGTCTCTCGATATCGTATTGGGTAGTTTTAGCCACGGGCTACTCTCCTACAGTGATTGTGATCTTGGTTCCTGCGGGCAAGATGCGGACTTTGAAATTGGGCCAGTCGGCGGAGAAACTATCCCAAGTGCTACGAGGCTTAGTCAAAGAGGCCAGCCCACTATACGTCCTAATAATGCCGTGCCCGAGATACTCGTTGAATTCATTGCTTCCAGATTGAACTACGATCCCGATATCTCCAATCTCCATCAAGGAAGCGGATATAGGCTCTTTTACTCCTGATACTTCGACGGTGTGCATAGAAACTCCTCAAGGTAATCGGGCGAAGCGGCGATCATACGCAAACCGGACGCCCGTAATACAGACTACCGAACACAGGGTAGTTTGTCAAGTTGACAATTAGTCTTTACGATACACGAGAGACTCATAGCCTTCAGCGTCCAAGATCAAATCTGAGGCCCACGACGGGGCCTTAATCATCGCCGCTCGTAGATCATCCAGCGCAAGCTTCGAGTCCTTATCAACCTCACAAATGATCTCGTCGTGCGTCGTCCCGACAATGGGGAGGCCGAGCCTGTCTGCCCCAACCATACCGTGTAACAACAGATCGCGGGAGAAAGCCTGACACATATTTTCAACCCATTTCCCGCCATATATCTTGATACGTCCGACAACCTTCTTCGCTTGCAGGCGACCCTCGTAGGTGATGCCATCCTTCTTGAACTTCTCATCCTTCTCGATCAGCGGGCGAATATAGTGCAACCCGCGCCCCGAAGGGAGGGTCAGCCGAAGCAGCTTGGTTCCGAAACACTGGAAGGTGAAATCGTTGTATACGACGGGCTGATGAGTCTTCATTGCTTCTAGAGCAGCCGCTTCGATCTCTGCCCACGCTTCTGTGACCTCCCAATACTTTGCCCGGAATTTAGCAATTGATTCGTGGGCCAGATCGTGGTCAAGTTCAATTTGTAGCGAGCGTGCGTAGCCCATCAGCCCCGAATACACGATGTCTCCATTTTCATCCGTGTATTCTTCGCCCCCAGACAATTGATAACCACCCCCGAGGACTCCGGGCTTCGCATCCTGCCTCTGCTGTTTTGTGACTTCCTCGTATGCCACGCCAAACAAATCAACGGCAAAGTCTTTGTACGGGTCTCGACCAGTCCGGAAAACGGAGTTTATGCTCTCGCATTTAGTGATCCAGCCAAGCCCGCGAAACTCGACCGCATTCAGATCGCAGACCAGCAGTTTCTTGCCCGGACTAGCCTTAATCGTTGACCGGAGCGTGCTTGTAACCACGTCCATTGGGCTAGAGAACTCCATCGACACGCCCGTATAATCCCGGTTTTTGAGCAGGCTGATTGCTAGGTCTAGATTCTTAGCTACTTCTTTCGTCGGGCGAGGAAGGTTCTGCATCTGCACGTTCTTAACTTCCCCACCCCCGCCCGACCATCGGCCCGTCCTAGGAGCGCCCATGTACAGAAATTGATGCCTTAATCGCCCGTCCTCAGATACACAGTCAAGAATGCGTTGGAGCTTGGAGTCGGAAGTCTTGGACGATTGCTTTCGGATGGTAAGAACTTCCTTAGCTGCGGGAGTTAGGTCACACTCGCCCGCGAGAGCCCTATTGACAAAGGGCTTACCTATGCCCGAGAAGTCATAGCCTTGAGTTGCGAGCCACTTGAGCATCTGCGGGCCGCTGTTAGTGTTCTCTACGCCTGTGAGTTCCTTGATCCGGGCGTTCAAATCCTTCTTGATCTGTCCGGCAACCGTACTGCTCCCTCGGACAAGATCGAGGTCCATTGGAAGCCCGCGAGCATTGATAACCTGATCCAGACACCAGCCCCGATGCTCCATTTCGGGCAACGGAAACGATTGCATCTTGCAGAACAAAGCACGCTCGGCCTCAACGTCCCGTTTGCAGTATTCACAGAAGCGTTCCCAATCATCAGGATCAGAGTCGGGTCCATGAAACCAAGCATCCATGTGCCCGAACAATGGAGTTTCTTTGGCCGCGACCCCCGGCTCACAGAATTTCTTGATGAGCCTATCTCCATCCTTGATCTTGGCCTCGTCTTCCGAGAGACCAAATATCTTGCCTACGGTGGAGAGGTCACCCGTGACAGACAAATGCCGAGCCCAAATCAGAACATCCACCCACTGCTCGTAAGGAATGTCCATCTGGTGTAGGTACTTGAATGCCCCGTGTTCAAACGGCGCGTTGTAGGCGATTTTCCGGACGTGTGGGTCTGTTAGAGCGTCCTTGAGTTCGGAGCAGAACTGCCCGTCGATATGGGCTTGCCAGAGACTTGCGGGGGAGCTATCAACCGCCCATCCGAGAAGCATAGATCGGGTGGATGAATGCCGGAGGTAGTTGTCCAAGCCCCTGTCTGGAAGTGAGATTTCACTTCTGGATTCGAAGTCAACGAAAAGGTTAGTCATTCGCCCGTGGCTTCACAACTCCATGAAAACAAACCCTTAACGGGCACTTCATCACGAAATTAAGATCATCCGAGCCCGCGTCCCGAGGGTACGAGACAAATCTGAAGTTATGGACCGGGCAGGTTTCTGACGACTGTTTGACCGGAAGTGTTTCCGGCACGATTTCACAACCTAACGCGGATGCTAGCTGTTCCATTGTTTCGGACATTTACTTTTCACCTTTCTCTTTTGGAGTTAGAGGCTTAACGAACTTCTCGTTGCATCGGTCGCCGTTAACAAATAGATAACCAAACGGAGTGGATTTGCATTCCGGCCACAAGAAGTACGAAACAATTCGTTGATACTGTTCTGCTTTGCGCTGTTTCTTGTAGTACGGGCAGGATATGCGAACTACTTCACCTGCTTTGAATTTGGGTGTCTTAGATTTCAGGGTTGGCATTTCTCCTCCTTCACAATTTCGATCAGATACCTTCGGGCTTCCGAACATCGATGCCTTGAGCACATAACGAGCGGAGGTACGGAAAACGAACTGCCCGAAGCCCGTACCAGCTTCCCAGATCGCCCGCAAGCAAGCCTCTGTCTAGACTCACGCTTACGGACAAG